AAACTAAAAAGCCACTCAAATGAGTGGCTTTTTTATTTAGTGTTTATTAAAACTTTCTTTTGAATGTTCTGTTTTTGTAGCTTTTAGACTCTCCAATCTGGTCGATATCTACTGCTTGAGCTTTAAGAGCTTGAGCTTCTGGATCTAAACCTGTTTCAGTTTTATCAGAACCTCTTTCAAACTCACCTTGAGCTTGTGCTCTTTTTTGAGCTTGTGCTTGTACTCTTCTTTCTTTTTTACCTTGAGCTTCTGCTTGAGCTTGTGGGTTGTTAAGGTAATCAACAACTTTTTCAACGTCGTCAGTTTTCAAATCGATTCCGTCTACTCTAAATTGTCCTGTTTCAGATGGTTGATCAATCTCATGTCCATCATGATTGATAACATTTCTTTCAACTGAAGCACCTAACAATTCTGCTAATCCTTCTAATCCACCTTCTACTGCGTCTACGTCTCCATATGCTAATGGATTGTCTCTTACACCTGGTTCTTCTGTAGGAATAACAGATGGTCTAGCCGGTCTTGGCGTTGTATCTGGTCTTGTTGGTGCTGGAATCGTCTCAGGAGAAACGCCTGGTCTTGACGGTGCCGGAGCATTTTCATTTGTTTTTACAAATTGATTATATTTTTTAATCATCTTTTTAGACTTATTTTTTTAGTATATATTAAAATATTTTTTTCTTTTTTTACTCTTCATCTTGATTTTCTAACTCACTAACTACATAGTCGATAAAACTATCAAGTTCATATTCATAACCTGAACAAAAGTCAAAGACATCAAAATCTTTTCCGTTTATCTGAACTCCAAAGTCTGGAGATGTGAATGTTGTTTCTGGATAGTAAACGATTCTTCCTTCAAGTCTTCCACTTATTGTTTTCCCGTTTTCTATAAGATCTGGACAAGTAAGTGTTCCTAAGTAATGTATCTCATCTCCATATTCTTCTATAGAGTCAAATTCAAACTTGAACATTCCAGCATAGTCTTCGAAGACCTTTTCACTTTCTTCTTTAGTAAGTGCATTATGTACTGCTTCTTCACCGCCGGATTTATGTGCATCCAAAAACTCTTTCTCTAATGAAGTCAATGATTTCATACCATACTTAGATATTTTGTCTAGTATGTCGTCGACTCGTTGTGCGGTCGAATAACCTTCGTATCTCATTAGATGTCTCATAATCACAATGTATATATTAAATTAGACACTCGTTTTTATACAGAACCTTTGATTTCCCACGGATTCCAGTCTTTTATAGGTTCCATTAGTTTCTTTTTAATAGTTTCATATACGGGTATTAGATTGCCTGATGTCTGGTATATAGCTATGTAATTATTTTGATACTTTTCGGAATCAAAGTCTTCTATTTCTTTATCTTCTAAAACTGAATCTAATCGACTTTGTCTTTCCCATGCTTTTACTGAGTTTATATAGCTATCTACAAAGAATATAAGAAATCCATTCTCTTCTTTGTGATTACGGATCATATCAAAGTCTATTCCATCATAGAAAAAGACATTGGTTCCGTTTATTTCTATATTTTCAATCAAAGTCAAAGCCATCGAATAAGTCGTCAATCTTTTTATCTCTAAAAGATCCTATTTGTTTTCCTTCAAATTGTTCATTTTTTTCGACTTTATTTTTGAACTCTTCAAATGCCGCTCTTGATATTTTAGAAAGTGCCATTGCACCTGCTGATATCTTTCCTTCGTTTAATCTATCTGATAGATAACTTACGAACATTGGGTATAGTCTTTCGTTTTTCATAAAAATATATATCAAATAACACCTTTCCGAATCGTGGAAAATATATATACTTTATGGAAAAAGATTTAAGCTTAGGACCAGTCCTTACAAGCAAATATGGTGAAACGAATTCAATCGCTTGGTTGAATCAAATGATAATAAAATACATAACAAGTATTTATGGTCCTTTTGGATATTCTTATAGAGCAGGAAACAAAGACATCAATGTAAACGGAAAGCTGATAAACACAGAGTACATCGACAAAATGGTGAACAACTACACAGTTTTCAAAGGAATAATAAACGATCAGGAAATAAACACAGAGGAAGGATTCTACAACTATATGGTTGCAAACTTATTCGATGTGTATAACTACGGTGGTTCTCATTTTGATAAGATAACCTTACCGGTTCTTATTGCAACCTCTAGACGAGGGAACATTGGTGAACAAAAGGCTTTAGCGTTTTTTAAAAACGAACTTATGAAAAGAAACGTTGAGTGTGTTATAATACCACCAACTCTTTTAGAAGATGGTCAAGGAATAGATGGTAAGTTTATGTGGAATGGTAAAGAACTTACTATTCAAGTAAAACCTTATGATAGTATAATGAAAAGAGATGGAATGGTAAATGTTTTTTCTCAAGGATCATTATCTCTTCAAATAATAGGTGCTGGTAAAAATGTAGACTATCTTGTTCTTTACAATCTTGAAAAGAAAGGATTTGTAATAGTAAGAGCAAGTAATGTTACTATACAAGGAAATCAGTTTATATTTCCAGAAGACAAACTCATCGCAATGATATAACAAAAAACCCACTCATTTTGAGTGGGTTTTTTTATTTTCCAAAGCCGCCGAATATATCCATTACAACAGATAATCTTTCAGTTATCTCAGGCATTCCCAATGGTTCGATAATCTTGTTTATCGGTGCCAAAATACATTTCGCAAACTGAATGTCATAATCAATCGCTGGTGCAATCTCAATCGGATAAGAACCTCTAATATAAGCAAAGATATCTCCATTGTTATTGTTTTTACAATAGTAGTATTTAATCTTAGTTCCAGACTTTACAAATTCGTACTTAGTCTGTAAATACTTGTTCTGATGTAAAAGATAGTTATGATAAGCACTTGCTTTTACTGCGAAGTGAGCACCATTTACGAACTGAAGTGGTAAAGATTTATCATCTATTACTTTGACATCGTAGTTTGAACAAGAAGACTGCATAGCAATGTCGTCAATATCAGCCAACTCAAACTCTTTACGTAGAGCTTTGATTAGTTTAAGTAAATCCTTTATGTTGAATGTGTTCGAATGTTCAAAAAGATACTTCACAATGTTGATAATCTTCTCTCTAGCGAACAATGGAGTCGAAGATCTTACTAACTCTACTCCTTTAGGGAATAAGTATGTCAATCTATCATAAGGAATTCCATCTTCAAAAGAAACATGTTGAATATATTTCTTCTTAGCCAATGAGATAATAGATTCAGAAATTCTTTCAAGCTCGAAATCTTCTTTGTTTTCTACTCCAAATGTTGCTGCGTAGTCTTCTAAACATTGTTTAAAGTATCCACCATATCTAAAATGGTCCATTCCGTGAATGTAATCTACTTCTCTCGACCAGTTCCATTCTACTTCACAAGTAAGTGCTCCACTTCCAATAAGTTTCATGAATCCTCTGTCCTTAATGAAAAGTCCGTCAGAGATTATCATCTCATAGTCTGTTGTAAGAAGTTCTTCAAATTCTGCAAGATTCGCAGCAGTTCCTAAATGATTAGGGTTGTCTGTTTTTATGTTGTTCTGTGAAAGAACTATAAATTTCTTATCAATCGATTTTAGATTTTCAGTACCTAAAAGAATATCTCTCCAATCAGAGTGGTTTATTGCAGGAAGAAAAGAAACGAATAGTGAATCGGTATCTGCATAGATTGAAACCGGTTCACTTCTATCTATTGCAGTTACGTTTCTAACACAAAGTCTTTTGTGTAACTCAAAGTCAAAGTGCCATTGGTTGTACCAATAGTCTTCGTTGACTCTATCCATAGTTTGTGTAAGGTCTCTTCCTTGAGCGGTGATTGTTCCTGCAACGTGGTTGTTGTACAATATGAAGTATGCTGTTGCGAAGGCTCCATAAGATCCATTCAGAACTAATTTTAGAGCGGTTTGCATCGCATTGTAGTATTCGACGGTCTTCTTAACCTCGATTGCTTGCCTTTTCAGTTCTTCTATCTTTTTAAGCTTTTCTTCCTTTGTCATATCATTTTATTATTTTTGTCGTGTCTATTGCTATTACTTTTGTTTCCTTTATTTCTATAATATCTACCTTTGTCTTTGTTGTGTCTTTTATCGGTCTTCTGAATACCTTCTTAGGTATTATCTCTACAATAGGTACTATCTTTCTACTTTCTTCTAATATCTTTGATATTGAGTCTACTTTGTGTACAAGCTCTATGTTTTCGGATTTCAACATTTGTTTTTCATCAGATATTTGACTTATATCAGATTTTAGACTTACTATCCAAAAAATTAGAACGATTGTTATAAATACCAGTGTTACTATCGAAGATGCACCGTTTGTTGTTTTGTCTCTACTTCCGTAGTTTCTTCTTCTGTTGTCGTATTTGTATCTATTATTCATCTTCTTCTGAAAAATCTTGTTCGAATGAAAGCATTAGGTTTGAGTCTTCGTGTTTAACAAGCATAAAGTTGTCAAATATGTGAAACTGAATATCATCACTATCATTCACACATCCTAAGAACTTTTTGTTTAGTATTAAGTTAGAACTTCTGTCCGCGTCGATATTGTCTATCTCCAGCTCCCATGCTGCAGTTTCTGATATCACTACCTTTCCTGCGTTTACTCCAATCTGAAGTATTTTTTCTCCGTTTATAGAAGAAAGTTTTTTGATATCAGAGAAATCGTTTTTCGCAATCGTAAAAGACCATCTACTGTTTTTCAGGTGAAGACCTTGTTCTAATTTTTGTTTGTTCATGTCTTTTATCTCGTAGTGTTCACCACCGATCCAGTTCACTTTAAGTTTACCACCAACAATCTGCAATGCTCTTGCATCCATTATACTATCATCTTCCTGAGACTCTTTGTGAGTTATCTCTATAGTCACCTTATCACTTTCCTTTAGAAAGTTTAGATTCTTCACGAACTTCTTCGCGTTTAGAATGATGATATCTATACCATATTCCAAGTCATCTTTCATCTCGAAGAGCTCACTTGTAGGTATATTGTAGTTTTTAAATGCAAGTACGGTAGCCTTACCTAAGATAGAGTACATCATCGTGTTTCCACTTTCTATCTTAATCTTTATGTTGTCGGATATCTTAGTCAGGTCTTCTAACTTAGATATAAACTCTGGAAGCTTTTCTGATTTTATTCTGAATTTGTCTTTTCCTGTTTTTGCCATAATCAATTTTATTTCTATACATGATATAGAAAAAGTCAAATTTTGTTTATTTGTTTTTAATATATAAAGTCATGATAAATAAATGGAATGAATTCATAAGAGAGTTTGTTGAATCAACTGGATTGATTGATGCAAAAATGCAAGAGCTCAAAGATTTGATAGATGGTATGTCCGATGGACAGAACCTTATATACGAATGGGAGAACAAAGACGACCATCAGTTATTGGTTAATTTTACTAGCGGTGATCTTTCTCTTAGATATGAGTTTGACATTGATGATTTACACGTTACAAAAATTGCTGGTGATACTGTAGACTATAAGACTGATGTTGAGTCTATGGAAGAAGGATTAGATCTTATTGAAAAGGATATTCAATCCATCTTAGGTATTGATGAAAAAAAGACAAATAATATGAAATATTTGAAAAAATTTGAGTCTTATAATTTTGAAGACTTTACACATTCCGATATGGAAGATGTAAAAGATTTATTAGAAGAAGGGTTAACTGCCGAAGAAATCGCAAATGAATTAGACTTTGATGTAAACAAAGTTAAACAAATAATCTCTTCTATTAGAAAGAGTGAAAAATTTAATTAAAAAAAAGTTATGAAAAATTTATTACTATTTGAAGACTACAATGAAGTTCTTATATTAGAAAAAAATATCCCGACTAACCCAGAACTATGGGCAAAGTGCAAAGCTTCTGCCAAATCAAAATATGATGTTTGGCCATCAGCATATGCATGTGGTTTTGCTGCTAAAAAATATAAAGCAGAAGGTGGTAAATGGAAAAAAGAAAAGAAAAAGAAGAAATAATGGAATATTTATTATTATTTGAACAATTCATATTAGAAGAAAAGAAACCAAAAGGTGGTCTTGATAAATGGTTCAAAGAAAAGTGGGTTGATATATCTAAGACTAATGCTGATGGAACACATCCACCATGTGGTAGAGATGATGCTGATAAAGGATCTTATCCAAAGTGTAGAAAGGTAAGAGTAGCTGCAAGGATGACTGATAAAGAGAAAAAAGCTTCAACTAGAAGAAAAAGAAAAGTTGAAAAAGAAGGCTCTAAAGGAAGTGGTAGAAAACCAAATTACGCTAAATAAAATTTGATAAAAATAAAATAAAAAACCACTCATTTGAGTGGCTTTTTTTATGCGTTATATTTGAAGTTGTGATTCTCTTCTATATTTAGAAGTGTTTGGTAAATCAACTTAACAATACTCTTAACATCGTCTTTGTGAACAGTTTCACAAGTTGTATGCATGTATTTCAAAGGAAGTGAAATCAATACAGAAGGAACTCCACCATTTGAATAAGCGAATGCATCTGTATCTGTTCCCGTCGATGTTGAACTTGCTGCCAACTGAACAGGAATATCTTTTTTATCAGCAACATCCAATACTAACTTTCTCAATTTGTTGTGTACTGCAGGTGCTCTTGTGATAACACCACCTTGACCAGCAACGTGTTCACCTTCTTTGCTTGCGGTATAACAAGGTGATGATGTTTCATGACACACGTCTGTTATGATTGCTACATTTGGTTTGATTGTTTGAGTAACCATTTGAGCACCTCTCAATCCAATCTCTTCCTGAACAGAGTTCACGATATAAAGTTTGAAAGGAAGTTTTTTACCTTTCTCTGATAATTTTCTAGCAACTTCTGCAATCATGAATCCACCGATTCTGTTGTCCAATGCTCTTCCTGTGTAATAGTCTGTTCCAAGTTTCATAAACTCATCTTTAAAAGTGATTACAGTTCCAACATTAATACCCATTTGAAGAACTTCTTCTTTACTTGCAGCACCCACGTCGATAAAGATAGAATCTAAATCTGCTTCTTTCTTTCTATAAGAAATGTGAATAGCTGGATGTCCAAAGATTCCGTCTATTGGTCCATTATCTCCCCAAAGTGTTACTCTCATAGAAGGAGCGATTGTAGTATCAGACCCACCGTTTCTGATTACTTTGATATACCCTTTTGAATCGATGTGGTTTACAAACCAACTAATTTCGTCGGCATGTGCCTCAATAACTACTTTAAAGTCTGAGTCCATGTTTCCCATAATACCATAAGCAGTACCATAGTTGTCAAGTTCTACTTTATCGACATACTTAGAGATATAGTCCATCCAAACTTTTTGACCACCTAATTCATATTCGAATCCTGTTGGTGCATTGCTGTTTAAATAGCTTTCTAAAAATTTTTCGTCTAATTTCATTTATTTAAGTTTTTGTTTATATCTTTTTTATATGTTTTTTTTGATTATTGTTTAGAGAACAAAGGTCAATTGGTAATATATAAACAGAGTAAAACTAATAAAATGATTAAATTTAGACTAAAAGAAGATTGGTATTTAGAGGATTTCTTTGATAAAGTAAAGATATACGACGCTGGTCATATCTTCTCACCAAAAGAAGACGGCAAATACATAATCAATGGACTCAATGGTGGCAAGATGTTGATGTCTTTTGATGATATGTTGAAAGCAACTAACAATGATGTGCTTCTTTTTGAGACAATAAACGAACAAGAAATAGAGCTTACTATAGAGGAAGTTCCAGAGGATAAAGATAATGAAGTAAAGAACTGGAGAATTCAGTTGGATGTAAAGACATCTCTAAAAAATCTTAAAAAAATAGAAGTTTTCATAAAAGAAAACATACAGGAAATGCTATGAAGATAAATACAGCAAACGTAACTTATTCTTCTATCGTTCAGATAGGAGAAAACATCAACAAAATAGAGAAGGAGACTGGTGATAAATATTTGAAACTACACCGAGGTGTGATGGATGTCACTACATTAGATATCGATTCTTTGAATTTGAATCTTGACCTTAATAATGGAAAGACTCAACAATATAGTGGTAATGATGGAAGTCCTGAATTGATTGAGACTATAAAAGAAGAGTTTGGATTAGAAGGACATGTTATTATAACACCTGGTGGAATGGCGGGATTGGATTTACTAATCAACTCTTTAGGTGATGAAACAATCTGGATTCCAAACTATCACTGGGGATCTTGGAATAAGATACTTACTACACACGGAAAAGAAATAAAAACTTTTGATGATTTTAAAATTGATGAATTCTCACCAAGGTCAGGTACGGTTATGCTTTGTTATCCATCAAACCCAACTGGATATTGTCCTGATGTGGAAGTAATCAAAAACTTTTTGGCTAGGTCTAAAGATGTTGGGGTTACTGTTGTGTTGGATCTTCCATATTACTATTTGTTTAGTGATATGAATGATAATCTATCTGATTTCTTTTTTGATAACGTGATTGTTGTTTCATCTTTTTCAAAATCTATTGGTCTTTCAGGATACAGAGTTGGATATATCTCTACTAAAAACGAGGCGTTGTATCAAACATTAAGAATAAGATCGTTGTACAAATACAATTCTATTTCTACTCTTCCACAGTATATAGTAAACGAACTTCTTAAAGAAAAAGTAGCAATAACTGAATATAGAAAAAAAACGGTAGATAGTATCAAAAAGAATATAATGGTTCTTGAAATGAATGGTCTATTATTCGATGAGTATCCACAGATACCTACTGGACCTTTCGCGGTTGTGAACATTTCTTATGACGAACTTTTGAAGAATAAGATTTCAAGTGTTCCTTTAAGTAAGTTTACTTTGAACAAACAACTAAAACATGAAAATTGTAGTAGGATATCGGTGGCGGTCGACCATAAAGTCTTTTGGGAGTATTTTGAAAAGATGCTTGTAAACGAAAAAATCACTCTTTAAGAGTGATTTTTTTATTTGAATTTAGTTATCATTTTTATCGTTCTGGTCGGAACTGTTATGCGAGGATAGCCAGTATTCTCCGGCTTTCTTATATAGGTCATTCCGTCTCTTCTTGAATCCGCCTCCACGCATAGGTATACGGTTCCGTCTTCTAGCTCTACTTTCGTGTCCACTACATTGAGATCGTAGTTTATTTCACGTACCCATATCCATACGAGCGCCGCGAATATGCACGCACCTATTGTTGCACCTATTGTTCTAAATATATCATTTTCCATATTATCTTCCTAAGTAGTTCATTAGTTCAATCATATTCTTTATAGAATATCCGAATGCTTCTAAGTTTTTTACAGTATCTCTAAGAAAAGTAATGTAGGATTCAATCAACTCAATACATCTATCATTTTCTGCGATGTGTGCATCGATAAGTATTGCTTTCTCTCCCATATTAGTCTTTACTTGAAATCCGATTGCGTAGAATACAAACTTATCTTGTCTCAACTTTTTAATCTTTGTTGTTTCCTTACTTCTTTTGTTTAAGAAGAAATTTATATTTTCGTTTATTTGTTGTCTAAACGATAAAGCAGTAGATTGTGCCTCTAATATGTATTTAGAATTGGATGGATTTGAAAGATCCGTAGTAAGAGCCTTGAAAAGTGGCTCTACTTGTTTATTCCATTCTGCTCTTTTGTCATTGAAAAGTTCTTCCAATCTTTCATTGGTTTCTTTTGTCTTTTGTATTCTGTCTAGTTCTTCTTGATTATAAAGATTCATCTTCGTCTGGTAATATTTTTCTCATCTTCCATTCTCTATGGATGTTTTTGTTGAAGCAGCTTGACAAAGAGTTTTCAATCATCTCTCTGAAATTAGTCTTTAAGTTATTACTTATATATTCTTCTATGATGTCACACCATTTATCTAAAAGTTCTTTGTCTTCTATGGCTATTGTTGATACATCGGTATTTTCGGAAGAAAAGAATATACATTCGTTTCTTCTATCAAAATGTATTGAAAGCCTTCCTGATATAGTTCCCCAATGGTTATTTGTTTGTGACTTTGGTTCTGTATCTATGTCGAAGCTTATCCAATAGTTTTTATGGCCGTATTTTATGTCTTTTTGTATCGTCACACGCTCATCATCTTTATGTTTCATCATAAAAGTAATGAACTCATCTATTTCTTCTCTCATCGTTCAGATATTTGTTTTTGTACCTTATTGTATAGAAATATATAGTGATTGTTTACAAAAAAACCTCTCGATTTGAGAGGTTTTGATTATTTGTAGGCTAAATTTATTGTCTCACCTGCGTATTTTCCGGTGAGTGCATTTTGGTACTCTACTATTTTATAGCTCACCATCTTCGAACCCTGTTCTGCTAGATTTAACAAATATTGTATTGATTGATTTCTTTCTTCACCAGGTGTCATATTCTTTATCTCTTCTGCGTTCTGCTGAACAACTTTCATCGCTGAGTTTGCCAAGTCTGTCACTTGTTTTCCAAAGATTGGATTGTCTACCGATCCTCCTTTTTTCAATTGAAACAAATATGCTTGTGCTTTCATAAGAAGACCATCATCGTATTTTCCGGATCCTTCGGACTGAAGTCTTTTCAGGAATCCAATTGCGGCATCCATTACTCCTTCCGGTGGTGTAGCTTGTTTAGTCGCTGCTGCAGAACATAGAACAAAGAATAAAACTATTAGAATAAGTGTTATGATTATAGTTCTAAATAAGGCAGGGTGCTTTTCTTTGAAACTTTTTATCTTATCCAGTACCTTGTCGAAGAACTTTTTGACGAGACTAAGTGCCATCAATCCTTTCTCCATCAGTGTCAACATAAGATTTCTTATAGAATCGTTTATCTTTTCAAAGAAGTCTCCTATCTTTTTCATCCAATCCGTAAATCCTTCGTTTATAGAATCAAAATTACATAACTCATCAAGAGCTGCAAAAGTTCTTTGTTCATTTATCGAAAAGGATTCAAAATTGTTTAGATGTTTCATTATTTAATATCTTTTGATTCTATTAAAGTATATGTAAATGAGTTACCATGAAGTTTCGCTGCTTTCTTACAGATTTTCATAAACTCATCAAAGTCTTTAACTCTTTTGAATACTTGACAACCTTCTGACCAGTTTTCAACCCATGTTGAATCTTGTCCAGCTTTATGAATGTTGATACCATATAAACCTTCTGTGATTTTGTTTTCATCGTAGTTTAAGTCTTTGTTTGCATCTCTGTAAACTTTAACATTTTTAGCTTGACCTAATGCTTCGTATTTACCTTGGTGTAATCTGATTGTATGTGAACCTCTATATTGATTTGGTACTAATCTAGCTACTCCGTCTTTGTTATGAAATTCCATAACTCCTTTTTTACCTGGATCTGTTGTTGCTGCCCAAATAAAAAACTTCCATTCACCATTTTCTTTAAATGATATTGTAAGATTATCATCAAATACATTTGTTACTTTTGTTCCTGTAGATGAGTTTCTTACTCCAACGATATTTACATCGTATCCTTTGTTTGCCGCATCGTCGAACCATACATATCCTTTTGATTTAACTGCAGCCTCGATTTGTTCTCTTGTATAAGACATTTTTTAAATGTTATTTTTTATAGGCTAAAATCTTCAAAGCCTTTTATGTTTTCATCATCTCTATGTCTAGCATCATGTTCTGAGTGAGATGATTCTGGTCCACCTAATAGTGGTTTTTCTTCGTGATGTTCTTCTTCATGCTCTTCTGAATGACCTGCAAGAAAGTTGAATACTTCTTCTACATCATCCTTAGATGTTGCAATGTGGTCTAATGCCCAGTTGTGGCCGTTTGTAAGCATAGCGTCAACTTCTGCTTCATCCATTTCTAACATCTCATCAACTAATCTTTTGATTGTTTTAAGATTACCAAAGAACATATAATTTTGAGGACCACCATCATGGTCTTCTTTAAATAGTTTAAATTTTTTGATTTCCATATCGTTTACTTTTATTTTAGAATGTTTACTACTTCTGGGTAGTATTTGCATATATTTTGATTCTTTCCTTCATAAGGAATGGCTGAAAGTGCGTATCTCATAGCATTTAATCTTCCAATCTTTTTGTCGTTTGAGTTTATTATAACCCAAGGTGTAGTCCTACTTGATGTAAGGTTGAACATCTGATTTTTGTAGTGTCCGATTATCTCCCATTTATCAACAACTTTGGCGTCATTCGGTGAGAACTTCCAGTATTTCAAAGGACTTTGTTGTCTTAAATCGAATCTTTTTAGTTGTTTTTCTTTGGTAATAGAGAACCAGAACTTAATAAGGTGAAGACCTTGTTTCTTTATCATTTTCTCTTCCCAATCTACCACTTTTTCCATGAAGTCTTTGTACTGATCTTCTGTACAATAACCCATTGCTGGTTCTACTACTGCTCTGTTGTACCAAGATCTATCAAAGAATACTATTTCTCCTTCTTTAGGCATGTGTGCCTCATATCTAGCGAACCAGTTTTCTTTCTCTTCTGGAGTTGGAAGTCCTAAAGCAACTACTCTGAATCCTTTTGGATTTAAGTATTCGACGAATCTTTTTATTGTAGAACCTTTTCCTGCAGAGTCTCGTCCTTCGAATACTATAGCTATTCTCTTACCGTTCTTCAGAACCCATTCTTGAAGTTTCATAAGCTCTACTTGTATCTGATATTTCTCTGATTCGTATTCTTTTCTAGTAAGTATAGATCTCTCACCTTCGAACTCATCAAAGTGTTGAGCCTGAGCACCAGTTTTAATAACTGATATCCTGTTATCTATAGATTTGGCGAAGTCATCAAACTGTTTTCTTATGTTACTTTTGGTATCTCTTCTTTTGAGTTCCATAAGTTGATTTATCTTCCTAAGAAGTGTGTCGATGTTTAAGTCTTGTACGACCTCTGGAGTGAACTCGTTGTTAAGTTCTCTCATTATTATATCTACTTCGATTTTTTCAAAGGATTTGTATTCTACTTTGTTTGTTTGAAAGTTGTAGACAATATTGTCCAATATAGAACTTTTATACTCTCCAAGTCTTGTCAGTATGTTCCTTTTTATCTGTTCGATATTTTCGGGATCCATCTTGTCAATCCTAAGCTCTTCTTTTATAAAATCCAAGAATTTACGTAAATTCTTCATATATTTAGAATATTTTCTTTTATATATTAAAAGTGAAAAGCTAAAGTTTTTTCTCAAATAGATAAAGGTCGTATAAAGTATTTCCTTTTACGTTCTTTATACTTTTAAGAACTTGTCCGGTAACAGAATCAAGCACTTTGAATACTCCTATTTGTTGATTTTTATCAGTCTGAATTTTCACAGTATTTCCTGGTTGACCCAAAGCCCCTAATACTGCAACATATTTGTTTCCATATACACTTTTTAAAAACGATACTCTTAAAGTATTTGTATCTTTAATGTTGTTTATATAAGCGTTATCCATTACTTTTGTTAAATCTAACTGACTTTCAGTTTCTTTTACTACTATGGTCGCGAATTTTCTTTCTTCACCACCTAAAGTAATTTCTTCTCTGTTCTGAATTTTGTTTTGGTTTACAAGGTTTTGTTGGTTTCTTCTAATCTCACTAAAATCTGCTTTAGCTATTATACCACCTCTCATACCTTTATCATTCATATTATAACCTGCAGGGGCTAATCTGTAGAACGATCCAGTAAAAGTCATAGAAAGTATTCTATCTGTTCTAAAAAGTCTCCAGATCTTGTTTATGTGTCTTTTCTGAGACACCGACCATCCGTTTAGATGCCAACCTCTCAATAAAGTTTTGCCTTTTGAAGACCTCCCAATCACCATTGGGTATATAACTCGCTCATGGCCAGCAAAATGCGTATCTTCTTCTCCTTTGTAGTTGAGTAGGAAGATCATTCCGTATTTGATTGCCTTTATCATAGTCTGCTCGTTGTACTTGATAGGTTCGTTGATAGGTATATTGGCGATGTCTTTTACATTCTTCAATGAAAATCTAGGTATGAACTCATTGTCCTCTATAAGTTCGTATCGTTCTTTAACGACGAATTCTACAGGCTTTGTATTGTAATATGCTTTTGTTTGCGCTAGGTTCATAAAGTATATATTTAATTATATTCTATATATTAAATGTGAATGACGCAAAATAAAAAAGCGAGGTCACATTTGATGTGCCTCGCTTTTCCAACATTCTGTTGTAACCTTCTGTGGTGATTACTTAACTACAGTAGTATCTACTGAAACGGTAGATGCCGGAACAGCTGTAGTATCTACAGCAGCCTCAACGGCAGTCGTGTCAGTATTTGCAGCTTCTCCCTCAGGAGTCTTGCCACCGCAAGATGCAAGTACCACAGATGTGATTACTAAAAACAATGCTTTTTTCATAATTTTCTGTCTTGTTATTTTTTGTGAGATGTATATATCCAATTGAAGATTTTGTTTAGAAAAAGAAAAAATATATTTAATATATACATATACAAGAAAATAATTCTAAGAAATGTCAATAAAAAGTAGAGAAGATGCAAACAAATATTATCAAATCGTAAACGAGTTGGTAGACGAATACATGTCAAAGGGTAAAATCAGACCTTCTAATCTTAAAAGATACCTTCAACCAGGTAGTGAGAGATTCAAAAAGTTTTTAATAAGAAACAAGTTGAACGAGATAACAGGAATAGACAGAGTTCTTTCTGATGTGATTGAAGATAGAGCCAATATGGAATCTGACGGAGTTCTTACATTTGAAAACTTCAAATTCTTTGAATCTGATGAGTTCAAAATTGCTTCTATGAAACAATGTCTTTATAAAGGTATTGAAAAAGCGGATCTAAATATGGAAAAAGTATTGGCAGACGTTTTTGATACTAACTTAGGATCGATAGATATAGTAGATCCTGAAAAACATTGTTTTAAAATAGAGGATGAAGAAGAAGTTTTCATTTATTCAAAAGAAGACATTGATATAATAGGATTAAATATAATAGATCATCTATATGATGAGCTTTGTAAAAAAGATGTTGTACTTGCAGACGACATATCTATGAATCTTTCTGATTTGGTGGGAAAAGAAGCTTTTGAGAAAAAGATGCACGATTTTTTCACAGAAGAATTTTTACTAAAACTGATTGGAAAGTTACTTGATTCTGAATACTACAAAGAAGGTGAAAGTGTCGGAAAAGGAAACTACTTTGTTTGGAAAAAACTCTAAAAACATGTAACATCATGATATACTAATAACTAATATTTGGTTTTTCTATTTGGATATATAAATCAAAATAAAAATATCAGTATGTTACTAAAAGTAGGATCAAAAGGAGATGACGTAAAGTCACTTCAGGAAAAGCTGGGACTTACAGCTGACGGCTCGTTCGGACCTGGAACAGAGAAAGCCGTAAAAGAATGGCAAGCAAAAAACGGATTGACGGCAGACGGAGTTATCGGTGATAAAAGCTGGCAACTTTTGGCTTTATTCGGAACAAAAAAAGAAGAGGTTGTAATACCTGCAAGTGAATTTAAGCTTGAGGCATTAAAAGGACATCTTCCGGATTCAGTAATCGCTCAGATTCCTGACACAGCAAAAAAATTCAACATTACAAATGTATTGAGACTATCTCACTTCTTGGCACAATGTGGTCATGAGTCTGGTGGATTCAAAGCGGTTTCTGAAAACCTAAACTATTCTTCTGACGGATTGAAAAAAATATTCGGAAAGTATTTCCCTGGTGATACTACGGCTTATGCTAGAAACCCGGAAAAGATTGCTTCTAAAGTTTATGCAAACAGAATGGGTAATGGAGACGAAAGTTCTAAAGAAGGATTCAAATTCAGAGGTAGAGGATATATCCAGTTGACCGGAAAATCAAACTATCAAGGATTCACAAAATTCATTGGAGAGGATTGCGTAGCAAATCCGGATTTAGTAGCGACTAAATATCCATTGGCTTCTGCGGCATTCTTTTTTGACTCTAATAAACTATGGTCTATTTGTGATAAAGGTGCAGATGATGCTACCGTAACTGCAGTTACTAAAAGAGTGAATGGTGGTACTATTGGATTACCGGATAGAATAAAACATTTCAAAGAGTTTTACAACTTACTTAAATAAAAAAAGAAAAGAGAGCCACAAAGCTCTCTTTTTTCATGATAGAATATCTTTTATCTTAGCATCTCTGATTAGAACCTTTGATAGAATTCCTGATTGTTTGTCAATGGCTTCGAATATCTTTGTTTTTGAAAAGAATCCATTATAGATTGTGTTGAAATCGTCTTTCATATGTATAAGTTTCAAAAAAAGATTAGGTTGTAATCTTATAATAAACTTTTCTACATATTTATCTTCTCTCAACTCTAAAATATAAGCTTGTTCCATTTCTGGTCCAAAATTGAACTCTGATGGTTCAAATCCTAAACTCTTTATAAAATCTAATACGAATGAATACTTTTCATATCGACATTTGAGTTTTGTTTCTGTGTCGTAGTATGAAAATCTCGAAGGCATCTGATTAAAATCCATTTCGGTTCCTATATGATATGTGTCATTTTCCAATAGTTCCGAAAGATCAGATTCTCTCCTATCTTCTTTGTTTAAGATATTCTTTTTTTTAACAAAGTGAGATAGCTTAGTATCAAAAAGAAAATGTGTTTCTCCTGTTTCTTCTGCTCTTTTTTCACATTCGTCGATGAAATATTGATCTATCTCAGATCTTTCATATTCCCATGAAGATTCTTCTTGTATAAATCCTTCTGGTTTGCTACCATCGTCTATTTCTATAGTACCATCTGGTAATTGTCTAATATTCATGCTAAGGCATAGTTTTTTTCGTGGTCGAACCTTTCTTTTGAAAAGTCCAATAGAACTTTACACTTCTCATACTCTTCTCTTTCTTCGAAGTAGTACATTATTTTTTCGATAAAATCTAACGTGTATGGTTTAAAGGATATGTCATAACATTTACCTTTATTGATTCTATCATAAGTGCTATTCATCAAATAGCTGTAGTTGTGCATAACAATTTTATCAGTCATCTTATTTATTGCTTTGATTTTTCAAAAAATCTAATTCCTCTTGTGTTATTTTACTCATTCCGTGTTTACTAATCTTATCTAAGATTGAATCTACATCGAAACGGTCTTCGTTTTCTTCTACTATTCTTTCAATCTCCGTAGTTTCTTTCTTCATCATTAGGTTGTTCAGTTCCGCTTCTGGGTTTACACTTTCAAAATCTTTTAACTTAGATTCTAATTCCTCTCTAGAGATTGTCACACCCAATACTTCTACAACATCATCAATCTGTTTACCATATTGTTCATGTATATTACTTATTATATTTTCATTTAACTTTTTATCGATTGTCTCAGATGTATAGATACATTTATTTTCTTTGAAAATACAAACAATACTTTTATCCATAAGATAAACTACGTTTACAATATTGTAGTCTTTCAGTTTGGTATCTAACATTACTGTGTGATTTACCCTACTAACAAATACCGCTTGACCTTTTTTAATATTAGATAATATCTCTTCGAATTGTAATATCATATCTTTCAGAAGCTTTTGGTCTTTGAAATGTTCTTTTATTTTGTCTACAATCTTCGCATATAGGAAGCCTAATATAAACATAAGTGTTAACGTCATTATACTCATAGTGTATTATATATATTTTTTCTGATTTTGATTAGTATTTCATTGACAAAAGATTCATCTACTTTGTCTGGAAGGTTTGAGTTCGCGAACAGCTCGTCGATTTCTACGATTTCTGCCTCTACTTGATCAATAAGAGTCTGTAGGTCAATCTTTCCTTTTCTGATGTCGATTAGTTCTTGAGCATTTTCTCTACGAACGTTGATACCAAGACCCAATGCGATTTCTCTTGCCATATCCATAAGTCTTCGGGAGTGCATCATGTTCTTACCGTCGATTTTTTGACCGTGAGATTTAACATCAACCCATCTTGCATCATTTTTATTTACTAACCAATCTTCATAAGACTTATAATCTTTACAGTGTTCGGAATAACCATCTTTATTATAAACAATATTACAGATTGGAGTTTCATCTTTTGGAATAGAAGAAAGTCTAAGAGCATTTGACTCAGCAACGTTATCACCTTCACCAGTCTTTACAAGTCCTTTATAACCAAATCCCATTGAGTGACCTTCTTCTTTTCTCCATGCTTTAGCTTTTTCCCTCAAGTCTTCTGGAATCCTTTCATTAAAACAGTTGTTAGCATCTGTATCAAAATAAACAGCATATGAATCTCTAGCATTTGGTACATTTACAACTCCACAGAACTTTTCTTCAAACCCCTTATCAGAGTTCCATTTTTTCCAAGGAATAGATTTTGGTCCTTCAATCACATAAACAAAGTCGAGTACATCTTTACGAGTTACTTTATCTTTTTCCCAGTTTTGTTTTTTGTTTTGACCTTTTGCTTTTTGGATTTGCATTTTACCATAACCACCAAAAGATTTGGCACACACTTTGGTGATGAATTTATCTCTGTTATCTAAGATAAGGTCGAAGATAGGATCTTTATAGATGATACAATCTTCTGGTGTGTTTAGAAGTTCTAATACGGTTGGATTATTGCTAGAAAGTAGTTGTAGAAATCTTTTGATTTCATAGATTACGGTATCATTTGTATCGTCGTTGATTTGTTCTTTGTAGTTGAATCCAAAGATGTCTTCTTGTGATTGAATGAATACACCTGCGTAGTCTGTATCGGATGTTTCAATGTTTGTTCCATATGCATGTGATCCTCTAATAACGAGTAGTAGTGGTTTTGCGTTTGGAGACTTTTCTTCGATGAATCTAAATAGTTCTTCTTTCATTTTCTTTATTTATTCTACAAATGTAGTGATTAAAACTGAAATAAAAATAAAGCAACATTAAAATTTAATATATACCAAAAAAGAATAAAACTCATATGTCTACACAGAGTTATAATACGGGCAACACAATATATGATAGTAATGGTGGTAATCAAAACGTTGTTGCGGACTATGCTTATATTTCAGATTTACTTGCCAATATACCTGATAATAATACAAACTTAATTGATGCAAAAGACGTTAGGGATGCGGTTTGGACTTTATGGAATAGAATTGAAGATATAAATATAGGTTTATCCTCTTCTGGAATAAACATATATGCAACTGGATCAGGAACATTTTCGGCAGATTTAAGATATGATAGAACACGTCTATCTAGTGCAGCACCTGTCGGTGGTGTTCCAACTGGATCAACATTTAGTGGAACTCTTCAGGATGTTTTTGATAGAATATTTTATCCATATACAGCACCAACGTGTGCTTTGAGTGGTGGTAGTACTAGACAATTTGGTTCGAATACTTCGGTAACATTGAGTTTCACTCTTAATAAATTTGAAAAGCCTGTGACTGCAGTATCTATACAACTTCTTTCTGGAACATCACCGATAACACCAATACCTTCTGTGATAACTCAGAACAATACAAATCCTGCTAGTTTTGGTCCAAGTACTTTGTCTACCACTCCAGCATCTATTGTTACTTATGCTACACATAGTGCAACACCAACATCACTCAGTGAATCTAATACATACAATCTTACTATAGGTGATGGTCAAGCTTCCGCTGGTGCGTCAACTACCGTTACTTGGATGAACTATTTATATTATGGTACTTTAAATTTGAGTACACTTTCGGGTAATCCGAATCCTGATTTAACCGTAAGGCCCGATGGTAGCAATAGTGCAGCCGTTGCATCATCCATAGTGCAGATAACTGCAGCAATAGATAGCAATACCGTTAAGGCGACTGCCAATACGTATGATAGAGTTTTGGTATCAAAAGTTTTTGCAACCAGTAGAACACTTAGTTTGGCGGACTATGCTGCCGGTAATAACTATCTTTTCTTTGCTTGGCCTACATTGTTTGGAACACCTACTTTTAAAATAAATGGATTGTCGAATAGTGCATTTACTAAAGTTAAAAGTGGTTTTGTATTCACAAATGAAAATGGATTCTCAGGAGTAAATTATGATGTTTGGATAAGTAATACTGTCTATGGAACATCTACAATAAATATAAGTTAAAAAAATAAGATAAAGATATATGCCAACTCAAAACGTAGGTACACTAGTAGGGGCTGCGATAAGGCCAATAGATGATGCAATGCCGATTGCTTCTGCATTTTCTTTTGAAATAAATGGAGGACATCACCAAGTTGCCACTTTGGTTGCTAGAGATGCCATAATTGTTCAAAGAAGACAATGGGGGATGTTGTGTACGGTTTATAACGATTCAACTTCTACAAACAATGCAACATACCAACTTAAATATGGACATAACAATGGTAGTACCAATACTATGGATAACGCAAACTGGGTAGTTTTCTCAGGTGGTGGCGGTGCCGGTGGAAGTGCAAACTGGGTAGATCCTGTTCTTTCTGTTACAATGAGTACTCCTGGAATTTCGGCAGACGGAGATAGATATTTGGTTGGATTGGATGAGACTGCTTCGTTATCTGGTAGTTTTGCCACACTTACTAATACTGGATATGTTGGAAACTTAGTTGGTGGATATATTGCTGAATATAACTCTAGTATAAGCAATTGGGTAACTACATTACCAACCGATGGGATGACTCTAAGAGTCAATGATCAAGACAACTCATTTTATAGATATGAAGGAACTTATTCTACTGGTCAATGGTACAAAGAAAGAGTCAATCAAGTAAGATATCTTTCTGCGATTAGTGCAAATGGTGTTGATTATACTATAACCACTAATGATTTTTTTGAATACTCTACTGAAGTTGTATATTTAGTTCAGTTTGGAACTGCTAACTCAGGAAGTACAGCTTCATTAAATATAAATGGTTTAGGTCAAACAAACATGAGAAAACAGAACGCACTTGGACTTTCTGATTTTTCTAAAAACGATTTGAATATTGTTGGAGTTTACAATCTTATATATGATGGAACTATTTTTAGAGTTGATCAACAAGCCGGAGAAGGTGGTGCTTTTACTTTAAAGTATAGGATTATCGATTCTGAAAGAATTGAAGTTCCTGCATATTCTGAATATTTACTTTATGGTGATTTAGAAGTAAATGGTATATTAGATATCAATGCTACTGGAAAAGTTGTTTTGGTAAATGGTGGATTGAATGTAAATGGTGGTACGGTTTCTAACTCAGGAAATATAGAATTTGTAACCGTTCCTCAGGCAGCATCGACTGGAGTTGCTGGATATGTTCCAAAATGGGCATCTACTACTGCAATATCTGCAACTTCTTCTATACAGGATAGTGGAACAAAAGTTACTTTGAGCTCTGTTTTGAATTTGACACCAAGTAGTCAACCTGCAACTGCTGCGGCTGGAGATATATACTTTGATAGTGGTACTAATAAGTTAAGAGCATATGATGGTTCTGGTTGGAACGATCTTTGGTAATAAAAAAAGTCCTTCATTTGAAGGACTTTTTTTATGATATTATTTTAATAATATTTTCTAAGGAAAAACCATCTAATGGTTTGCCACCATTTTTAAGGTAGTCTCCATAGATGTTGTTATAGTCATCTATAGTATAGAACTTTGAATCTAAGTCACAAAATATAACTGTAGTATCGTGTGCATTCACCGTTTTATTCTGAAGTCCTGTCTCTCCGTATCCTGGTCCCATAGGTCCAATCAGTTCGGTTCCGTTTACTTCTTCTTTTATGAAATCTTCAAATCTTTTAATCATCATCCCCATTACTTGCTTCTATTTTTTCAAAGTATTCGTCTTGTTCTTGAAGAGAATATTCGTCTTTTTTGATATTGTATATTATGTTGTACAAAAATCTGTCATCTAATCTATGTTTTTCACCACCTTTCATTGTTATGGTACATACATCGTCTTCAAAAACATTTTCAATCTTACTTATTTGAAGTCCAAACTTTCCATATTTGTCGTGAAGATTACATATAACTATTCTTTTTTCCTTTAAAAGGTCGTCTATTCTAGAATATGTCGAATTCTTTGATAGATACATGAAATCTTTCATGTAGTCCTCTCTTGTATGCTGATAGAGGTTCAGGAAATTTATTTCCTTATCAGAAAGCTTCTTGCTGCTGTTTATCTTATCTAAGATACGGTTCAGCTCTATTTCTTTAATAGATTCGCCGAGAAGGTAATACTTTATGAGTTTTTTTATTTTCATGTCGCTATTATTTTCTATCATATATATTAAGAAGTGTAAACGATTTTTATATATAGTTTATACTAAAATTATATAATCTAATGGATCAAAAGTTACTTAGTGCATTAAACAATTTATCCGAAGGCCTGGAGGCCATCGCAGAGGCACTTAAAGAAAGTGGGGGTAGTGGTAATAAATCTGCCACTACTTCCGCACTACAAGGTGGAAGTTTTACTAAAGAGATTCAGGAAATAAATGTTGGTGTCAAGCAATTGATGAAAGATTCTAAACAGATTCTGAAGAACCAAGAAACTATAATAAGTTTATCTAAGAAGTCTGCAGGTGATAAAAAGAGTGACTTTGAAAAGGCGGGTGGTGATAAGAAGAAAGAAAGCCAGATTAAAAAAGGTATTGGAACTATATTGCTTATTGCAGTTGCTGTACTTGCCATAGGAATGGCATTTAAACTTGTTGGTAAAATTGATTTTCTATCGGTTGTAGGTTTAGGATTAGCCATGTTGATAATGTCTGAGGCGTTTGTAAAAATAGCCAAAACAAAAATGACTATAAAAGAGGCTGCTATTGCATCACTTGCAATGGTTATGATGGCAATTGCCGTTACTCTTTCATCATGGGTATTAAAAATGATTAGTCCAATCGGAATAGCACAGTTACTAACGGGTATTGCAATAACTGCAATGTTTTATATTATGGCTCCTAAATTCGCGATGTTATTGAATGCTGTTAATAATAGCTTCAAAAAAGTGAGTTATGCAGACATAATCAAAGTTACTGTAATCTTAGTTGCTATGTCTGTGGCGATAACTCTTTCATCATGGGTATTGAGATTAATCACACCATTGAGTCTTGGACAGATTATAACGGGTATTGGTATAACCGTGATGTTCTATGTTGTGTCTAACTTTTTACCTAAGCTTGCCATTTCGGTAATCGCGGTTAGTAAAATAATGAGTAAAAAAGACTTGGCGTTGTTGCCAATCATGTTGGTTGCATTTTCTATTGCGATAACACTTTCGTCATGGATATTGAGAATGATTGCACCAATGTCGTTTGGACAAATAATAACAGGGATTGCAATAACTGCGATGTTCTGGATTGTATCTAACTTCTTGCCTAAGCTTGCACTTGCTGTAATCGCGGTTAGTAAAATAATGAGTAAAAAGGACTTAGTTTTACTACCACTTATGATGGTTGCATTTTCTATCGCGATTATGCTTTCTTCTTTAATATTAAAATTGATTCAACCACTATCGTTTGGTCAGATAATAACAACAATAGTTGTTACTGCAGTATTTTGGGCAATTTCGATGTTTTTAACAGATATCGCAATTGGTGTTATTATGGTTGATAAAATATTGGGTAAAAATAAAATATGGATGATTCCATTGGTTTATGTTGCGATATCTGCTGCCATAATGGTTGCCGGTTTCCTTTTCTCGATGACTCCAGAATTGGGTTGGAAACAAATGGTTGGTATTCTATTGATTGGTTTGATATTTGCTGGATTGGCTTATGTTATGCCTGATATGGCGATTGGTCTTGTTATCATGGAGAAGGCCTTGGGTAAAGGTAAAATGTGGTTGATTCCTTTGGTTTATGTTGCGATTGCTGCTGCCATAATGGTTTCGTCTCACATTCTTAATGCTAGTGCTGAAATACCTTGGATGAAGCTACTTAACATATTGGTATTCTCTGTTGTATTAGTGATTGCAGTTGCTTTAATCGGATTACTATCTTTACTTTTAGTCAAAGTTATTGGATTAACCACTATACTAAAAGGATCTCTTTGTATTGTGGCTATAGCCACTTCAATAATGTTGGCATCATGGCTTCTTACTAAGGGTAGTTATAAAAAATATCCTGATTGGAAATGGGTACTTTTTGCAGCATTGGCAATTGTGGTATTTGGTTTAATAGGATGGTTATTGATGAAGATTGGTAGTCTCAGTACGTATATAAAGGGTGGTATTGCCATATTGGCGGTTGCTACTACTATTATGTTGACTTCGCATATAATAAATGCTGGAAACTATAAAAAATATCCTAAACTGGCTTGGTCTCTAGGTGTTGGTGCTGCATTGTTGGCATTTGGTTTGGCTGCGGTTGGATTGGGGTTAGTGATGATGTTTGATGGTGGTTTATCTCTTTTATTAGGTTCTCTTGGTATTTTAGGAGTATCTGCAACTATAGTTGCTGCCTCACACATACTTGCTCAGGGTAAATATGGTAAATTTCCTTCACTTGGATGGTCTGTTTCTGTTGGTTTAGCATTGGCTGCCTTTGGTGGTGGAATGGTTCTTTTGGGTGGTCTTATAATAGCATCTTTTGGTATTGGTGGTCTTATGCTTGCAGCAGGTGCTAAGGCTGTTTTGAAGGTCGCAGAAACTATAGTAAAGTCATCACACATATTAGCCAAAGGAAATTGGAAAAAGGGTCCTACGGTTGAATGGGCATCGGGAGTTGCAATTGCACTTGGTGCTTTTGCACCAATCTATAGTATGTTGTTGGAAAACGCACCTGGACTTTTCAGTGCGGGTGGTGGTGTTGGTCCAGACGATTTTGCAAGGGCCATAGTAACCGTTAGTAAGGGTATAATGACTGCAGCGGCTGAATTCGCCTCTCCTAAGAATAAAAGTGTTTGGAAAGGTGGACCTACACAAGCTTGGGCGACTGGTGTTGGTATAGCATTAGGTGCATTCGCCCCAGTTTATATGATGTTGCTTAACAATGCACCTGGTATATTCAGTAAGGGTGGTGGTGTCGGACCTGAAGATTTTGCAAAGGCAGTTATGACGGTTTCTAGAGGTATAATAGCAGCTGCTGGAGTATTTGCGTTAAATACCGCACAATTCGAAGAAGGTAAATATCCTTCTGTTAAATGGGGTCAAGGTGTAGGTGCTGCACTTAATGCCTTTGCTCCTGTATTTACCGCGTTGAGTAAAGATACTGGTTGGTTTACATCGGGTGATGAGGTTATAACCAACATGGTAAGTGGTGTCATTAGACTAGCGGGTGCCATCGTCACAGTTGCACAAATATTCGAATGGGCTAAGATGAAGTGGGATTCAGCTCCTAGTAAAAATTGGTCATGGAATGTCGGAGTTGCCGTTAGGTCATATGCAAAATTGGCTTCTGATATAAGTAAAAATACGGACTTTTTTGGTATAGGATTGTCTTTGCCTGTTAAAATCGTATCTTCAATTATTTCTGTAGGACATATTATACAAAAAAACAAAAAGGCACTAACAAGTTATTTGAATCCTGCATTTGTGCCTATTTTGGCAGTAAGTGTTAGGGGTTATGTTAGGTTAACTGACTTTGTTGCAAAAAGTGCTGGTATGTTAATGAACGAAAGTGGTGTTAGAACCGTTGCTGTTCAGATGGCCACTACTGCCAAAATATTAGAAAAAAACAAAAAGTATTTCTCTTATTTGATTCCGAGAAACTTTATAGCCAATTTGGCACCTAACTTATTAGGGTATGCTACAATGGCAAGGGCTTTGGAGAAGATGATGACGATTACCGAAAAGAAATTCATACCTTTAAGTGCATTGGGTGGAACCGACGTTAGTTATAAGACTACTAGACCTGCAGATATTTCTATTGTCAATAGAGTTGCTGCACAGATGTCTTTGACTGCAGCTATTATTGGTAAGAATGCTAAATATTTCAATACTAAAATAGATCCTAACTTCATGAAATCGGTAGGGTCAAATCTTTTCTATTATATGACTATTGCTAAAAAACTACAATCACAACAAAGTTTTGGATCTATGATAAAAAGTGCTTTTGGTCTTGATCCTATGAGTCAAATGGCAAATGGTATGATTAAACTTGCCAAAGGATATGATAGTCTTGCATCTTCCATAAAAAAGATGGGTTCTGCAATGAGCCAAATCAACGACAAGAAGCTTTCACAGATGGAAAGAATGGCTAGACTGGGTAGAAGTCAGAACCAAAGTAAAGGATTCTTAGGTTCTCTTGGTGAGGCTGCTGGTTCTGTTGTTGGTGCTGTGGGTGGACTTGTTGGTGGTGCTCTCAATATGGTTACTCCTGGTGGTGGTCCTGGATCTAAATCAAGTAGTAGAGAAAAGGAAAAAGTTGGTAAATATGGTAATGTTAACAAACAGAATGATATGATTATAGAACTACTTATGGAATTGAATAGTAAGATTGGTGCAGGTTCAAATATCGATACTGCTATGTTGAAAAAGTTGAACGAGAAAAAAGATTCTAAACTTCAGTAAACAATTTGATTGTTATTCATATAATAGATATGAATAAAAATGTTTCCATCTTTAAAAAGATTAGACTTTTCTCTTTTTATAAAAAAGTTATCAAAGAAAATAGTGAAGAGCTTGAGAGAAACTTTGGCCTTAGAGTTGATAAGGCACAAAGGTTATATACCGTTCTAAACATTCCTGAAGAAATAATAGGAGAGTCTTTTTCTCTTAAAAAATCTGATATCGATCGTATATCAGAAAACTATATAAAAGAGTATAACACCGAAGTAAACCGTATATTAAATGCAAAGGGACTTGGAGAGCTTTTTGGTCTTTATGAGGTTAAAAAGGTTGATAAGTACTCATATTTGGTGGTTATCGGATATTCACTTTTCAAAAGTAATGAGTATTATAATAAACTATATTGGAGAGTATATCCTATTATTGGGATAGTATCAATCATTACTACAATTTTACTACTTGTTTAGTAAACTTTTAATCAAAAATGTATTATAAATAAAAATTCAAAATATAAAAATTATGGCAAAAGAAACAGCAGAAGCATTCTATGAGTTAGATGAGACAACAGAAGAGCTTTTTATGGATGTCTTCAACAAGAAGTCGTTTCCGGTTAATGTTAACTTTCAATTTATTGGGAGCTCTAAACAAAAGCAATTGATAAAAGTAGCTAAAATCGCGGATGATTTTGCCTTTGTTCTTAAAAAAGAACTTAAAGTTATCATCAATGAAGATCTTTTAAACGTATTTGATGAAGAGTCTATAACTATTCTTATCGAGCAAGAGATTGATAAAATCAATATCAATATGGAAAGTGGTAAGATTAAGTTGGTAGGAACAGATTTAAACACATTTTCTTCTATTGTAAACAAATATGGTGTTGAGAAAGTAGCAAGAGCTAACAAAGTTGAAGAACTTTATAGTGAACAACAAAAAGATGCTAAGACAGACGAAGAATTTATTATCTAATCATGAGTATTATAACTAAAAAATACGTATCTGCGCTTCAAAAAAGATACGAAGCTGAGATGGCTGAGGCAGAAGCAAACATAGCACTTTATCTATCTGGTCATAATCTTGCAGCAATCGGAGAGCACTCTGATTTGATGGAAGAACAAGATAAGTGGATCGAAAAATATACGAATGCTAAAGATAAATTGGAAACTTTAAAATCTTTGGATTTGAATGATTCGGATTTAGATAAAAAGTCGGAAAGAATTAACAGCTAGGCTGTACAAAAATAAAAACAAAAATATGTCAAATATTGAAACAAACGTAGTAAAACCAGAGATTAAATTCTTTGAAAATAACACTGAGAATTTAGTTATTGATCCTATCAATGAAGTTATTTTAGATAGTAAAATCAAATCTATCGAAGACTATATGGTCAACAATGATGGAACTAATAAAAGTGATGAAGAAAAAGATAATCTTTATAAAGTATCACAAGGATTTTGGAAAGAGTATACTGATGCTTTAAGAGATGCTAAATACAACTTCCATCTTAATAGAGTTCAATGGAAATTCTTAACAGATTTAATCTTACAAAAATTAGAGTATGATGTAAACACTGTTTTCTTCGCAATCGAATTAACTGAGTTATTGGGAACAATGAGAGATGTTAAATATACAAACGATGATGAGTTAATCGCTTTCCCTGTTAATGCAACAGAAATCACTTACATCTACCATTTAATATCAAAACATAAAGTTAAAGGTCTTACTAAAGATTCTTATACATTCTCTAAAGTTTTGATGAGAATAGGAACTATTAGTAAACTTTTCAACTATTACGATTCTTATGCAAAAAGTTTATCTACAGATATCCAGGATTGGGTTGCTTCTTTTGAAGAAGGTATCATTGCAGAAGGTGTTGAGAAAAAGAAAAGAAAATCAGAAACAGTTGAAGCTACGGTAATCGAACCAAGTTCAAACAACTAATCATTGATTTAGTTTAATAAAAAAGCCTTTAGATTTTCTAAAGGCTTTTCTTTTAATATACTGGCTCAATCGGAGTAAATGGTCCGATTATGTCTCTCATTCCTGAAGAATCAACTAAATCTTTTATTCCACGTATTTCGTAGTTTTTTCTGTCTCTATAAACTGCCCCATATCCATTTTCTGAAGATATCTCTATTACAATGAATGGATCTATGTTAGAATCTAACGCAAAGTTGAATGGTGCTATTATTGGTGTTTTATGTGGACCATTTTCTTTCATAGAAATAATAGAATGTGTTGCACCGACTTTTGGTGGTGGAAGTATTCTTCTATATTCGTCTATTGTCTGTACCGGTTCTAAATCTATTTCTAACCACTCTGTTATATTCAACCAATTTTGGTCATCTCCTTGGTCTAATACCGGTGGTATTGCAGAATAAGTTGCACCAAGTCCACTATAAACAAACATCTCTCTATTATATTTTACTATGTTTGTTACTCCATATGTTCCATTTGCATCCCAATCTTCCACATCTTCATTTTTTCTTGGACTTTTAACCTTATTGTTGTCTTGTGCAGACTCATATATCTTTCCATAATAAGTTACTTTATCACCTTTCATATAGTTTGTAAATGGTGCCCATTCTTTATATGTTTTATATGTTCTAATCTTTATAGTAAAGTATTCTGGTAGAACCATATTTTCTTTAAACTCATAATATGGTCTTGGTGGTGGAACTAAACCTGTTGGATTTTTGTCTGCACCTACTCCATCTACTATAGTATAGAAGTCTAATACACAGTTGTAGACGGTAGATCCACTATTAACCGGCATCAAATAAGCTTCGTTTAGTTTAAATGATATTGGTGTCATACTTTCTCTTATGTTGACTATTCTCATATCATGAACTCTATGAGTAATCTGTGTACCACCTGTAAAGTAAGCTCTTCCTGTTATGTCTAGTATTTTGTGAGTTAGTGGAATTATATTACTTTTCAACCAGAATTTTAATCCTTGTAGTTTTATCGTTATATCATCTATACTATATCCAAGTAAATTGTTTCCTTCTTTGTCTGTTATAAAGTATGTTAGATTGAATAGGTTTGTCTCTTCAAAGTTCTCGTTTGGAAAAGTATGCTTTACAAAGTCGTTTTCTGTCCATCCTTCCACAGAGTTGTCAAATATATCTGGTATTTCTACTTTGAATAGTTTTAAAAAGTTTTCTGAAGTAGTATTTATATTTCTATAGTATTCGTTTAGTTGTAAATCGTTGTATCCAAAGAAGTTTATTGCGTTTATTATGGATTTGTATGATCCAATATAAGGATATATCAAATGCTTCATCATCAAAAGTTCTTTTCTCTTCATGTTTAAGAAGTTCCAATCTACACCACCTTCTAATATGTCATAATCTTTAAATATGAATATCTCATTATGACCTATATTTTTTCCTACATTTCCTAATTCTATTTTGAATCTTGGATCTTCTATTTCAGTCTGTCCTATTGTTTTAAATCTAGCAATCTCTCTATCTGTAACAAATAAAGTTGTTTTTAGGTATGTAGTTGTTCCTGATTTTGGATAGTCGGTTATTACAGTTTTTTCACTTTCAAAGAAGTCTAAATCTATGTTAAAGAAATCTACTATTATAGTTTTGTTGTAGATTTCTGATATCTTAACTACATATCCACTATTTGTTGATATGTACTGATTTTTAGTATTTGTTATATCCTTTATTTCGATTCCTAAATATTGTCCTACTTTCAAACCTTTACCTATAAAAGTCTCTTCTGACATCATGTTGAGTTTTATTTGTCCTCTTTTGTATCCGTCTGAAGTAAGTGTGTCAAATGATATAATAGTGTCATTTGTAGGAGTACTGGTGATACTAAACTCTACTTCTTCTCTTTTATAAAGTTGTAAAAATGAACTATATGCACCTTCTTCGGGTGCTTTAAATCCTAAGAATAGTTGAAGTGGTGTTGGCTCTGTAGAAACATCATCTTGGTCATCTATGTAACTAAGTTCATATTCAACACTATCAAAAACGATTTGTTGATATTCAGGTAAATCCACTTTGTTTATGTCTCTGTTAGGATATTTGTTTAAAGGAACATCTTTGAATGGTTTTGGTCCTTTATATGTATAAGGACCTGTCTTTTCAAGTTGCTCTCCGCTCAAATCATATATGAAGAATTCTGGATTTTCATCTGTCAACCATCTCCAATAGTATTTTACTGCAACATCACCTTCAAAGTTTTCTCTTGGTCTTCTGACACATTCATATGCCTTTACCCAAAGTTCTGTTGGTTTTACGTAATTTGGATTTAAAGTACCAAATTGTCCTTCGTCTATCGAACTTCCTGTTACTCCAATTATGTCAACTATACTATTTACGGTTGGTTTTATTACAAAAACATTTGCCATCGATGGTTGTAAAGTCCATATAGATTTGTCTTCTGGGTTGTATAGTATTCTTTTACTTATGGCTGGCGTCGTTTCTGTATGAACCACTACTCCATTTGCAGAATCCACAACACAAACTGTGCTTGTTGTATCCGATGCTAAATATACACCACCATCATATTGGTTTAGTGCCATTCTACCATATATTGATGGATTTCTATCTATGTTTATGGTATTGTCTGTAAGATTCAAAGATCTGAATCTAAAAGTCTTGTCAGAAACGTTCATCTCGCCTGTAAGGTTGTTGTAAATTACATCCACAAACTCACTCATGGTCATTCCTGGTACTGATGCAGTCAGTCCATTATCTATTCTCCAAAGTTGTGCATCTGCATAAACATATACAGATTCGTTTACTGGTTCATAGAATATAGAAGATTGTGCAAGATCAGGAATATTGTAAGATGTTTGTATATCTCTCGTTGCACCATTTACTCTAATCAATAAATCTGCGTCGGTAGTTATGTATATGTCTTTTTCAAACTCGTTGTATACCATTTTCCCTGTTTTTGTGTCTGTAGGTGATGGTGTTGTGAGATTTGTTATTAAAACGTTTTTATAACTGAATATTGATATTGTCGGGCTATTTTCGTAAGTAACGTAGATATCACCGTTGTCTGTGTTTATCAACATGTCCGCTGCCGTGTTGGTTAATGTTATAGATGTTACTATTATGTTTAATACAGGATCGACAACCCATAATTTGGTTTTTGATAGACAATATAGGAAGCTATTGAAAGTATTGAATTCTATCTCTATACTATCAGTGTTTCCTGTAAGATATATTGTAGATAGATATACTCCGGTATATGCATCCATTGCACTAAGATTGTCTCCTAACACAAAAACAGAGTTGGATAGCTGTATGTATTTCATATCAATAAGATTTGAAACTCCAGGCTGTCCACTTATGTTATAGTTTATTGTTTCGTAGTCGTTGAAGTTATAGTTTACACCAAACATCTCTTGATTATGTTGTATAGGGTTGAATGGCCCTCCTTGTCCTGTTGGTCCTACCGCAGGATCACACGTAGTCTGTCCAAATCCTATAGTGAATGCTAAAGTTATGAATCCAGATGATCTACAAGGTGCACTTTCTAATCCCCAGAAAGGTCCTTGGTAGTTAAGACTCATAATCTTTGGATCAACACTAAGAAGATTATATTTTACGTCTTGTAAAGGATGAGGTGTACTATTTACACCAATTACTCTTCCTGTTCCAAACCCCGCATCTTCAAAAGATGAATTTGCATCGGATTTTATTAGTCTTACTTCATTTCCAGTAACAATAGTTCCTTTGTTTCCTTTAATCTTTTTAGTTATCACATAGTCTGTCTGACCAGGTAGCATAATCTTACCGGTCTTTATGGTATAGTCAAGTCTTCTGTCTGTTCTTTTGACATCAAACTTCAATAGATTATTTATACTTTTAACTATTATTCCGTATGTTTCTAATACTGGAGCATGTTCTTCTGTCCATGCTACCAATGTTGCGGGAATATCCGGTAATTTCACGGTTGCGGTTGATGATGTTGATGATACGGTCGCACCTGTGTTGTCAAGGAAGGTTCCGTATATTGTCTGCATCTCATATGGTTTGCTGTTTATTGTAAACGATAGATTTCCACCTATTTCATTGAATAAAACTTTAGAGTGTTCTATATGATAATCTGCGGTTGTTCCTACTTCTATTCGATTTATTTCTATAGGTATGTTAGGATATTCCGATCTTATTACAATGGCGTTGTAGAATGGTGAAACATAACTTCCTAAGTATTCTAAATCTGCTGTGATTCCTAATGCACGAAGTCTGACAAAGTTTCTAGATAACCAGTTTCTTAGAGTTCTATCTATAGTTCTTTGCATATCTGGTGCCGCACCTGAATATATCCAAGCCACTTCTTCTTCATATACTTGTTTGTTGATTACTAACTTTATTCCAAACTCATCTATATCTGTAAAGACTATATTATATTTGTAGTTTTCTGAGTAGTCGTAGTTTAACTCTTGTGTGAACTTTTCTTTTATCTCAATAAGTCTTTCATTAGTTTGAAATTGCTTACCTATCAAATAAGAGCTACAATTTGCGACCTCTGTATCGTATAGATTTGATAGAAACAAATAGTTATTTGATGGTATAGAACTCGATGATGATAAATCTGGTGGCATCGAAAAAAGTTCTATTGCTTTTCTAATGATGAATGCTTCTCTATCTCCTAAATTTGCCAAACATGTACTTACGGTCTCTGTGTGGTAGAAATTAACTTCTGCATACTTACTTGGATACATCAAATCTGCTTTCAGTACTCCCTTATTTAAGTATAAATCTATATTTAATGAACTAAAATCGTCTTTATATTTTTCTGCAGCCATTGCTAATGTAACAGAACTACTTTGTGTATATCCCTGTTCAAAATATAGTCTATCTGTTGTTAAATAGATTTGACAATTGTTTACTATTTCATCAGTAAGTACTTGATCAACTGAAATATATGTTGGTTTTCCCCAATACTCTTTTGAGTTGGCGGGAGTGACAAATTGTGTGTTTACATTTGAATAGTCTTGTGTGTATGCCTTTATACATTGGTATACGTTGTTGTTATATAAAACCTGAGACTTTTCTGTATACACAACAAGTTCTGTTATGTTAGCAAAGTTGGGTACGTTACTAACTGTAAGAAAGTTTGTATTTAATGTAGATCCAATTATTTTAAACTCTCTACCCGATTTTAATATTTTTGGAAATGCATTCAGATTTTTGAATGTTATTCTACCATTTGCAATGGTTATTCCTCCGTCGTATATTTTAGGAACATCGGTTTTAGATATAAGTTCAATAAGAAGATTTTTATCAGTCTCAATATTTTTAAGGTAGTATTCAAAATGTACTGCATCAGTCACTTCGTTTTCTTTAACTGTATAGACACCATCATTTTTTTCACTATTTACTATATTTAGTTTTTTACCTGCGTAGTATTTGTCGTAAAAGTTTGGTTCGTTCCATTCCGAAAGGTTGTTTTTGTAGTCTGCGTCTATATAGTTGTATATTCCTAAGAGATTTGAACCTCTAAGTGTTACATCTTTTATCGATCCATTTGTGTATTCGACATAGTACATTGATTCAAACGTCGCGTTATCTACGTCTGTTAGTATCATTACTGCACCTTTTTTAGAACCGATTACTGCATAAGTCTTTTTAGTATCTTGAAACTCCAAAAACTCACTATCAAACATTATAAAAGTTCCAATAGGGAAAAATCTTTCAAAATCCACACCGTATATCCATTTAGAATAGAAGCTTGGATCATTATTTACAGGTTCTATTGCAGCCATAGAAAATGTTCCTAATCTTGCTCCATAGAAGTGCATTCCCCATTCGTTGAATATCTGAAACTTACTTAGAGTTAAATCTCCAGAAACTGCATATTCAAATGCCGGAAGATATTCCATTGTATATAGACCAATTGTCTTATAGATGTCTGATGAACTTTGGTGAAAAAGTAAATCTCCTTCGAATCTATCGACAGTGTTGTTGTACTTTATGTTTAGGTAATCGCCTTCCTTATTGAAGAAAACTAAGCTTTTATGGTTAGACATTTATATTGAATACTTTTTGATATATATTAAAAATGTGTTTCTTGATAATAATATATAGAGTATAAAAATCTTAAATAAATTATGGCCAAAATAGATAAAGTGGAAAAATTCTTAAAAGAAGAAAAACCAAAGAAAATAAAAAATCTTGAAGTAGGTTTTGACATAGATTCTTTTGAAAAAGAAGAAGATACGGATACTCTTGGATTTAGATCAGAGTTTGAACCAATCGCTAAAGGTAAAGAAAAAACTCTTAAAAAAGAAATACAAGTTACTACACCAGGATTAAAAAAATCTATCAAAAAGTTTGAGGATTTCAAGATTTCTATTTCTATTGATGAAGTAGAACCAGAAGAAGGTGTTCTTATGGGTGGTTTAACACCTAATGATGATGAAACTTGTTCAGATTGTGAATCTAATCCATGTGGGTGTGGATGTTCTGATTGTGATTGTGATCCTTGCGAATGTGGTGTTGGTGAAGAAGATGTTGCAAAGTTTTCTAACTTTAATGATGTCATTGGAGACTTATTTTCAGAGAGTTTAAAGTATCATTTGAAAAATAATAAACCAATCACTGAAAACATATTTAGACCAGGTTCTGAGGCTTTCTATGATGTTCTTAAAGAAGCTAGAACACATTTTGATTCTAATAGAGTAAATCTAACGGGATTGGATAAAGATTTGTTTGAGTCTACTGAAATAGGAAAGTTTGCTAAGTTCAATGGTGAGATAGTTCCTTTGGATCTTCCAATGGAAACGATTGAAGAAATGAATGAGGCCGAATACAAAGGTAGAGAAGTTGAGTTGAATCATCCAATGAGAGGTGGTACTAAGAAGTATCATGTTTATGTTAAGAATCCTAAAACAGGTAATGTTAAAAAGATTGCGTTTGGTGATGTTCACGGTGGATTGACCGCAAAGGTTAGTGATCCTAAGGCTAGAAAGTCTTTTGCTGCTAGGCACAAATGTGATATGAAGAAAGATAAGACTAAGGCCGGATATTGGGCTTGTAGAATAAACAAATACGGACATCTTTGGGGTGGAAAAACTTATCCTGGATACTGGTAAAATATGACACTTCCATATAAAGAAACTAAAATAAGTGATAATACATTTATCAGAGAATTTAGTCAAGATACTGACTCTGGTGAGTTTATGTGGCATCGTGATAGGGAAGATAGAATAATCGAATCTATCGACGAAACTGATTGGATGGTGCAGATAGACAACGAACTACCAAAGAAGATAGAAGGTGAAGTTTTTATACCGATGGGTATTTATCATCGGTTGATAAAGGGAACTAACAATCTTAAAGTAAAGGTAATAAAGTTAAAAAAATGATTTTTTTTTTAATATATACTCTATAAAAAAATACTAAATATGAAACACTTAAAAAAATTTAATGAAGGATTCTTTTCGAATCTTTTTAAAGGAAAAGAAGATGAAACACCAGTAACTCCTGAAGAAGTTAAATCAAAATCAACATCAGGTTCGGCTTTTGATAGAGATGAATTAAAAATTGAAGCGGAAGAAAAATTTAATTCTCTAGTAAAAGAATTAGATAGTAAGTTAAGAAATACAACTGAAAATTATATTGAAGTAAAACAAAATCCTGCCTTTAAAACCAAAAGTACAAAATCGGTAAACTCTTTTTTATTGAAAATGATTGAAGATCATTATACACAAAGAGGATTTATAACCAATAGATCGTATGATGGTAGAGATAATGCTAAACATGATTGGTTTAGAATAATCGCTGACTAAACAATACTAAAATAAAGTAATAAAAAAACCACTCTAATGAGTGGTTTTCTTTTTTAGTCAATCTTTGACTTATAGTTTTCGTTGTAGAGTCTGATTACTTCGTCATACTCGCTTAGTATTCCATCTTTGAAATCAGAGTTCTCATATTTCTGTCTATCAATATATTCTCTGATATAAGTTTCATATTCAAGCTTTATAGAGATGTCCATAGATTCTTCATCTATCTCAACTGCTTCTGAGATAATATCTTCTCCATCTTCATTCTTTTGTACTATGTCGTCTATATACTCAACAGATGCGAAATTACCTTTCTCTAACATCATTTCAAGCTTTCTACGAAGCTTTCTATTATTGATAAGTAGATTGTTTGATATGGCTAAATCTATGTAGTCCTTCGTGTCCTTAATCTCATCTAATCTATCAATATCCTCTTCAGTTATTACTCTGAACTTTCTGAATACTGGTGAGTAGTTGTTTGCATGAAAAGATACTTCATTTGTATCTAAATCTAATATAGTGATTCCTTTTTGGTCTCCCGTATCGTTTCTATCCATTTGGTACAAAGACCCTATGAATCTAAAATTTTTGTTCTGTTGAACAAGATGAATATGGCCCGAAAATACATCTTTGTATCCACTAAAGTTCTCTACATCAATCTTATCTGCGTTTCTATGTGCAACAGAGTTTAGGTGCATTTTACAACCATTTAAGTCTGAGTGGCAAAATAGATAGTCTCCTGGATTACTACCAAGTTCTTTAATCATATCGAGTCTTTTCTCTACCCATGGTATTAGAACAAGCTTTTGATTGTTTACTTCGATTGTGGTAGTTTTTTCATATACGGTTATGTTTTTGTTCATATAACTGAACAATCTAACAGAGTTGACTTCGTTTGATCCTTTGTTAAATAAATCGTGGTTTCCAACCATTATATGAATTGGTATAATATCAGAGATATCTTTAAGTATTTTTTCCACTTTATTTGATATGTTTATAGGAATGGATGTTCTATTATCGAATAAATCACCTAAGTGAATCAGTATGTCACCAGGCTTCGCGTTTTCTTTTAGATAGGGGATTACATAGTTATAGAATGTTGATTCCATCATATTCATCCATTTATCTAGGTTGTTTAGATAGATACCAAAATGGGTATCTGTTATCATATATACTTTCATTGAAAATGATAATTTTTTGTATGATTTATATGATTTTTATGTATTTAAGTTTAAATAAGTGAAAATGGAAAAAAATTGCTTTTTTAATATAATATATACATTATAGTTAAGCCTTTAAAAAAACAGAAGGTAAAAAAATATTAATATATACATTATAATTGTTTACCAATTACATAAAAAATAAATAAAAAAAATATGCCATTACCACATTATACGCAGATTTCCAATGTTGGTTCTCCAGGTGGACCTGGAACACTACCAGATGAAGTAGTATACCTAAACTTGTTTGAGGTAACATTCGTGTTACCAGTTATCTTACAGGCACAAAAAAGAGATGCTCTTTTATTGTTAGAAAACGCTACTAAAATAAGTTTAGCAAACTTAACAGAGTTTGATACTGCTGCCAAAGAGCAAAGATTCAAATACTCTACAAGAGTTTTTCAAACAACTCCTACTAAGACTAGTGGTACGTTGGCAATACCTTTCCAGGTAAATGTTAATAACAATGGTTCTATGGAAGTTTGGAATACTTTGAAAGCTTGGTATGACTTACTTTTTAACTCTCAAAATGGTTCTCTTCACTACAAAAGTGATATGATTGGAACTATTATCGTAAATCAACATGATAAAAAGGGTGTTGTATTGAGAAGGGTTACTTTCCAAAACTGTCAAATGTCGAAACTTGCAGGTTACGAACTTGATTGGGCATCAAATGATATCATTCCAACAGTTAGTGCTGATTTTGTATATGATTACTTCATTGATGAATACATTGACTCAGGATTCTCTATTAATCCTCCACTTATTTCAGGATATTAATACTAAATATAAAAACCCACTCAATCGAGTGGGTTTTTTTATGTCTATTTTTATAACTAAAAAACCCACTCAAAATTTGAGTGGGTTTTTCTATTAGAATTTTGGCATGCTTATATTGCTTGTCATACTCGATGCGTTCTTCATCATCGAACCTGTATCTGGCATTCCTTTTTGTTGCTCTCCTTCGTCTTTCTTTCTTTGATTGTCTTCTTCTTCGACAATTTCGTTAACAAGTTTGATGTTTTCTTCAAACATCCAGAAAGGCCAATCATCCATTGACACTTCCTGTGTGTGAAAGTGTTTTTGGAGCATTAATTTATTCTTTAATATATGCTTCAAAGGCATCATGAATAACGAAAATACTTGAGGCTCCGTTGGGAAATTGCATATCTGTGTGGACCTCCTCACCACACTGGCATAACTTTTTAAGTTCTTTTATTCCAAATGTCATCTTGCCCACAGCTGCATTCAAAAATTGAAATGAGATATCATCCATTTCTTCAAATTCTTTAACTTTTGCTTTTACTCCGTCATATGTTATAGAAGTTCTACCATTCATCATAAAAGGAATGATTTTTAAGAAAGCTAAATTAGGATTTCTTTTTTCATTATTTTCTTTCATAATGTATTCTGTGAAAGCCTTTTGAAGTCCAATGTTAGGTGGAGTCAATTCAAAGGCTTTACCATTAACTGTTTTGAAATGATATGATCCTGAATTTCTGTTGTAGAATCTTTCAAGTTTTTCATCTATTTCATGGAAAACAAAGTTTTCTTTGTTTAGTGAGATTGCCACTTCTTCGCCACAACTACATTTTGCATTTACTGATAATGAATTTCCTGATTGGAAAGTAAGTTCTCTGATAAGAAAAACTAAGAATAGTCTATCTTGATCTTTGATATCTAAATAAGATCCTATTTTACCATCAGAATATTTAACTCTAACACATGATTGTAAAATATCATTCATTTTTTCCACTATGTCGTAGAAGTTCTGGTCGTCTACCATAGAGTATGCTTGAATCTCTTTTACTTGTGCTGGTCTTACCATGAAAAGAGTTCCTGTTGGATAGAATTGTCCACAAGGTAATTCTCTGATATCGAAGTTGAAGTATTGTAAGTCACTTACTCTAGTTCCCTCTACTACAGGTTTTTGTGCGGTTGTATTGTCATTAAAGTTGTTCTGATTCTTACTTGGATCGATATCGTTTAGATGTCTCTTTAGGTAGTCCTCTTCACTCATTTCTTGTTCTTTAGACATAATGTTATTTGTTATTTTTTAAATATATATTAGATATATCTCTCTTCCTTATATCTTCAAATAACTATAAAGTTTTCATAAAACAAAAAAACCTCAAATTTCTTTGAGGTTTTTTTATTTTTAGTGTATATTATGCGAATCCACCTGCTGCAATAGCTCCTGTTCTTAGTATAGTTACATTGTTAACAATGATTCCCATACCTTTGATAGGTTCTACGTAAGTATCAAGTACACCGATTTGGTTATCGATAATCTCAGTCGTATTGTTTTCCTCATCCATTTTATTGAAGTAGTTGTACAATCCATTTTTACTTACATATGTTTCACAGATTACGTCAGCTCTAAGTTTGATTTCAGCTCTGATGTCTGGTGTGTTATATCTCCATTGGAAGTCTAACAACATTCTTGATAACTCTCTTTCAAGCTCGATAAGTACCTCTCTAACGTGAATGTAAGAAAGTGCCGATTTGTAAAGAGTTTGTGCTGTATTCTCAGTCTCAATAACGTTTCCTCTATTTCTTTTGAAAACGATTGGGTTGATTTGAGCACCATTTAACCACTCTATGTCAGATGGAGTAAAGTCCATTTCTAATCCAGCGATGTTTGTGATTCTACCGTTAGTAACACCCGCTGCGATTGTCCAAGGAGTAATAGATCCAACATTTGATGTATGTTTTCTCATATACGTTGTTGCTGCATGAGATGCTGGTGGCATATCTAATGGTCTTCCATTGTCATTTACTGTTAAGTAAGGCATGAAGTAACCAACACAAGTTGTACCTGCTCCGTCACCGAATGAGTAAAGGAATGCTGGTCCACTTTCAGGATCTCCACCTTTGGCAATAAACTCTGCTTGAAGAACTCCTTCTGCGTTTACGAATGTTGGAGAGCTTGAGTTTTTGAATGACTTCATAGAAGGCATATTCAAGAATCCAAATGCGTCTAATCTATCTCCACAGATGTCAACTAATTGTTGTTTAGATCTTTCTGTCAATCCTAATCCAAATGAATCGATTAAGTATCTGAAGTCTAAAGCTTCTTTGTTAGTTATTGCTTTGAACAATGGTGTTCCTTTTGAAACAAGATTTAATACTGCATTTTGTCTAGCTTCAGTTCCATCAGGTAATGATGCTTCTCTTACTCTGAATCCTTTTAAAGAGATTGCTTTGTAAGTTGTTGCATAGTTATCAACAGTTTTGTATCTTGTTGTTTGCCAGTCTCCACTAAAATTAACCTTTTTGATTTCAGAATCACAAGTTATTTCAACTAAGTCTGCGTTTCCAGTGTATTGTCTTTTTGAAACAATTCTTGTTAGTTTTCTTGGATATTGACCAATGTTTAGTGTTAGTTCATTATACTTAGCCTCTAAGAAGTCTCCAACTTTTACTTCAGTATATCTAGCTCCCGCTACAAGAACTTTGTTAGGAACTTCAACATATCCAGCAGGATACTCAATCTCTAAAGATTGTTTGTAGTTTGTTATTGCAGAGTTTATTTCGAATGTTCCTGCTGTTTCGATATCTACATCCTCATATGAATTAAATGTTTCATCCATAAAAGATACATTTAAAACTTCTCCATCAACATACATTTTAAGGTAGTGTTTAGTGTTGAAGTCTGATATTATAGAAACGTTTTGTACTCTTTCGTAAGAAGTTTCTTCGTTTACTTTATATACGTGTGTGAATATTCCAGCACCATTATCCATAGTACCAAAAAGATTATCTGATATGATTGTGAAAGTTCCTGTGTTTGTAACCGCACCTTTTATAGAAATCACGTCGTATAAAGAAAGCTCGTCTAAATCTGCTGCGTTAAATGCGATATAATCGTATCCTGCTGCAGAAGAAGTAGGTCCTACGTTTACTCCAGCAGTTAATCCAAATACAGTAACTGCAGATTCACCATCAAAGAAGTAAACATCAGATATGTATTCAGCACCCGCTACATAAGGAGTTGCATTTGCTTTTTCTAATATTGTTTTAGATGTTTTGTTTGCATAGAAGAAATCTCCAGTGTTTACAACACCATCATAGTATCTTCCGTATAGTTTAGAGTATTTTCCAACTACACCAAAACTATTTCCATCAGCAACTTCTACTTGTGTTTTTACACCTTTGGCACCTAATATAAATTCGTTATCTACTGTATAGAATACTAAGAAACCTTTTAAGATGTCTTGTAAATCTGCTAGTTCGAAAGGAAGTTTAAGTTCGAAAGATTTATCTTGTGTAGAAGAAGTAACAATATTTGATATTGAAACGTCTGCTAAACTAATCTTATCTCCTTTGTAGTTGTTAAGACCTTTTTTAAAGCTTTTAAGCATTGCCATTTTAACTTTGTTAGGACTATCGATTAGATCAACAAGTCTGTTAAACATTTTGAATCTTCTGTATTGTGCGTAGTCTTTAACGTTTATAGAAGAGTCTGTATCTGTAAAGGTTACTTTAATAGATCCTGTTGCTCCAGTTACTGCTTCTATGAAGTAGTCTGCACCTGATGCCGTACCAAATACGAAGTTGTTAAATCCACCTTGTTTAAGGTTTACGTTTGTCCAAACTGGAGTTCCTGTTATTTGTTGTTCTAATACTCTGAACTTAACAGATGCTAATACAGTATCTGTAGATGCTACTGAAGGATTGTTTGCGTTTGTACTATTTACAACTTTAAATTTTCCTGTAGAGTCTACTACGAATGCAGATGAATATGTTGCTGCAGTTGAACTGTATACGTAGTTACTTCCTAATATACTAAGTGTTGCAGTTCCTGAAATAGGTACTTGTTTGTCTCCAACAACAACAAATGCGTCATAGTCTGGATACATAAGTGAGTAAGTAGCTACGATTGATGCAGTTGAATAACTAAATGTTGCAGCAAGTTCTACGTTATAGATATATCCTTCTGAGAAGTATGATGTTCTTTCATCACCATTAGTAACCCATCCTTTTACTTTAGGAGTTTCATATGCGTGGTGTGTTCCAGTCTCATATGCCCAAGATGCTGAACCACCTAATAAAGCAGTTACGTTTCCTGGTAAATCTAATGGATTTGAAACGATTTCAATCTCTTCTGATATTACTTCTTGGTAAGAAAGGAAATCAATATTAGTTTCATTTTTACCTGCGATTGTATGGCCGATTAAGTCAAGTCTTCCGTTGAAGAAGTCTGTTTCTACTAAGTCACTATTAAACGCACAAAATATACCAGTTCTGTCTGTATCTCTATTTACTACTGTTTCGATGAAGACGTTTCTACCGTTTGCATCTCTAAAATATGGAATTAAAGAAAGTCCTTCGTAGAATGCTAAAAGCGTAATGTTTCTATCATTTGCGAATTCTCTAACTTTGTCTTTTCTAAGTCCTGTAGCATTGAAGTAAGCACTCCATCTAGAATCTACTGCTAAAGTTTTGTAGTCTGACCAATCACCACCAACTACAACAACATCAACCATATAGTCAGATGCGTAATCATTAGTGCTAACATAAGGAGGCATTTTTTCTGCCGAACCATACCATTCGATAAGAGTTCTGTCAAATCCAGCTACTGCTGATTTGAAAACAAATACAGTTACGAATTTATCAGATAAGTTTGTTAAACTGAATGCTCTTTCAGAGTATCCTGTGTTATTTTTAGTAAGATTTATGAAAGACTCAGTGTCTCTTTTCCAGAAACCTGTAGTGTCAAAAAATCTTCTATAAGGACCAGTTCTTTCCACGTCGTTTAAAGTATCTGCAGAAGTAGATAGAGACTTATATTCAATAACGTCTAAATTATCGTCTGTAAGAAGCAAGTTTATTGCATAAACTGGGGCTGTCTCCAACATTTTAGAAACTGTTCTATGAAAGAACGAACCCTTTCTCTCCAATCCTCTATCCAATTGACCGAATATTGCTTCTAAGTCAGTTGTGTTACTAACCATTATCGGTGTATTGACAGGTCCTTTTTTAGACACGCCTATTACCAAGTTTGTAAGTCCTTCAACAACTGGAGTCGCGATAACGGAGTTATCATATTCCTCTAGGAATATTCCTGGTCTTTTGTATTTTCCAATTTGAATTGCCATATTTTTTAGTTTAATTTTTTATAGTTAAAGTATATATAAAATGTAAAAAGCGATATTTTTCTCTTTTTTTTAAAAGGAGGTTATTTTTTTAGAAGAATCTTGCATTTCTTTTTTTATTTCCTCCATTTTCTTTTTTTGTTCTGCGGTTGCAGTCAATAGGGCTTTTTTTAAATCGACAATCTCCTGAGTCTTTATCTTTTGATTAGATTTTATGTCGTTTACGGTCTTTAATTTGGCGGAAGTGTCTACTTTCTGACTTGATAGTTGCTTTAAATCTTCTTCGTTTTTATAAAGATCATCATTGTACTTCATCAACTCATCTTGAACATACTTTATTTTCATTTGAAGGTTCATCATTCGTGTGTACTCTTCTATGAATGGATTATTCAAAAACTTTTTATTTATTTCCTCTATCTTTTTATTTAATAACTCATTGTCTTTGTCACTTTTTAGATTCATGAAAGCTTTATCAAGTTCTGCCTTTACTGCAGGAAAATCTTTTAAACTTTTTTCAAGGTTATTAGTTTCTTCTTTGGCAAGTTTTACGTCAGGCTCATCAGTTATTTCGACTTCCACGTTTTCAAAACGTTTAAAATTCTTTAGATATTTCATTTTTTAAACACTTTTATTTAAGCTCTGGTGATTTCAACTTTGCTCGCGTCACTTCCGTTAATCATATTTACGATCGTGGAAATTCCCGCCACTTTGGCTATCTGCTTGTTTAGTTTTTCGACCTTCTCTTTGTCTTTACCTATTTCTTTTCCAAATTCTATCGCGTTGAAAAGAACGTTTTTGCCATCCACCTCTTTTGTGATCCAATATGCTCCGATCACTTCTATTTTTTCGGTGGTGATTTTTTTCTGACCGTCCGCACTCATCATTCCGACTTCTATAGTACCTGGTGATAATAACAATTTCAAGAAATCATCTCTTTTAACTTTGGTGAAATGTGAAAGTGCTTTAGATTCTTTTACCTGTAAATCACCACCTACTAAATTATTAGCATGTCCTAAAACAGAGGCGTCTAGAAGAGGATTGAATGTGCCAAAGTTTTTACTACACTGCATATATGCATATGCACCATCTATCTCTTGAATGTAGAATGCTCTCTGTGCCTCGTTGCCATCTTTGTCTTTTATCTTCAATACAAAAAACGTGTATTTTACAGGATAAACGGCTTTTTTACCATCGTCACTAACCGCGTTTTCACTTTTTGTGGCCTTTATCTTAGTAGCGCTTGCTTCTATCCCTTCTACAATCTCTTGGTTATTTTCTTCATCTTTTTCCAAAAATGTTCCTCCTTTGTTGATTGCAGTACCTATCTTCTCGTCCGGTTTTCCAAAGTATTCGTCTAAAAGCTCTGCTTGTTTTCCTCTTCCTGAATCACCATATCCACTTTTAGATTTGTAAAGACTATCACCATCTAACATATCGGTCATGAACTTTCTCAGATTGGCACCACCGTTTGGTCTGATTTCGTTTCCTACTCTTAGGTTTGTCTTCGGGTCGAAGATGAATTCGTATTTTCTATCTTTCATTAAATCCAAAACTGCATTTTCCCAAACATCGAATATTTTGTCGTTTCTATAAGGACCTTTGTCTCCAAACGAAGTATATTCTGCTTCGGTACTTACACCAGGTCCGGTACTTCTTTTTGTTATGTATTTTGCCATATAAAGCTTGTATGCTCTGTTGAACAATTTCAATATCTCGATTATTGGATCGTATCCGTCTATTATGAATCCGTCTTTGTCTTTTTCTAACTTTTCGAAGTTTGCTCTAACTTTCTCAAACTCTGTTTTATCCATTGTGTAGTCTTTTACATTTCTACACTTTCTCTCAAAGTAGTCTTGTATCCTTTCGACTCTAGACATACTAGATCTTGGATCACTTGCACTTGTACTTCCTTGAGTTTCTGTTGACTCTGGAGTCTCTTCTGTAGTCACTGGTTCTTCTGCTTCTTTTATGTAAGACATGAATCTGTCGAATTTAAGCAATCTTCCTACAGGTTTACTACTGCTCTTCAATGCTTCGTTTAATTCCAACATAATAACACGCATTCCAGCTTGTATCTCCATTAATTTTGAGATATAAACACTTTCGTTTACCGATTCGTCAAGCTTGTCCAGGTCGGCTTTCATTTTATCTATGTTTGCTAGTATCTTCGCTTTTTTTGGGTTATCTTTTTTAAGTTCCAATGCTTTTTTAGTCGCACTTTCTATATCTTTTATAAGCTCGTCCTTTTTATATTTGGTCTCTCTTGCCTTTTGGTCTACATAAGGTGAAAGATCTGATTTTGAAACTCCAAAAGAAATTTTCGAATCGTCGTACACAACAGATAGTGTATCTTCCTTTGGAAGTTTTCCACCTTCTGCGTCGTCTTTAGTTGCCCACTTTTTATCATCGCCCATTTTCATTACATGAGTCTTCGAAACCAAAGTCACAACTCTCTTATCGCCTTTTCCGTCTGTGTATATGTATTTTTGACCAACGTTGTATTTGCTTTCCTTTTTCTTTTCCTCGCTTTGCTCTGAATACTCTGTCTTAACATTGACAATTGGATTTTTCATCAAAACCTTTAATGTCTCAACAAACTTTTTAAGCGGATCTGCCAATTCTCCTAAACCACCATAAAGATTCTTCCCATCAAACTGTAAAGCTCTCTTTGCGAATCTTGCGATTTTTTCCGCAACAACTTCAATCTTACCACCATTTGGATTTTTCTCACTTCTTGGCATTAGATATTCGTAAGACTCTTTATATAAAGAATCTTTTTCTTGAATCGTTTGCTTTTTGTCACCTACCAAATACCTATTTATATTGTCGTATAAGGCCATTATGAGTGTATCGTTTTTACCATCTTTATGTTTGGCTAATAGTATTCTGACAAACTCTTCACTTATTGGTAGCTTTTGGTCTTTTGTATCTATAAGAGATGTTATATCTTTTGTTAATTTTCCAAATGCTTGAGTCAAATGATCTTCTTCTTTATAGACATTATTTCCATCTACACTATTTCCTTGTTTCTCTAATACTAATTCAAGTCCTGCTTTTAAAGTTATCTTTTCCTTTTTAGTGTTAAGTTTCGTAGCAGCAGCGAGTGTTGCTTTCAATTCTAGTTCGTTTTTGGCAAAAATTTTATCAATATTTGCACTTGAAAAAGTAACTCCTTTGTTTATATCGGAGTTGTTCAGTATCGATGTTAATGTGTCACCTGCTACAGTTACATAAGGAACTGGTTTCTTTGCATCTGCCTCTTCTTTTTTGTTGAAGTTTAAAAGATTTACACTTTTGTAATTTTTTAAGATATAGTAAAGTGCACTTAGATTCTTAATCATGGTTGGAAGGCTTTCTTCTAACTTTGAATATTTATCCTCATTCTCTTCAGAATCTTCTTCACTTTGACCCTGTCCTTGACCCTGTCCTTGACCTTGTGCTTGACCCTGTCCTTGACCTTGTGCTTGACCTTGTGCTTGACCTTGTGCTTGACCCTGTGCTTGACCCTGTGCTTCTATTTTTTTTAGTTCCTCTAAGAAACCCTCAAGTTCTTCAAGTAATTTAGCCTTTACTGTAGTATCAATATCGGTTTCTTTCATCTCTTCTGTTGCTGTGATTGCACTTTCTGTAAGATTTATTATAATATTAGTCTCAGAACCATTTTCAACGGCCTCGTTCAATGCAAAAAAGAATGAATACAAAATACTTTTTGCATAAAGTTTCTTATCTTCAGGATTCATGTTGTATGCAAATCCAGATGCTGCTATCCTATCAAATTCACCTTCTAGTCTTGAGATTAATGGCTTTATTCTTCTAAGGTTGTTAGCGACTTTTGCTTTTCTAACAAGGTGATTTAAAAACCTACCTACTAATGAATCATGCCATCCAATATCATTCGCCATTGGTCCTGATCCGTGGTTGCTGGCATATTCACTTTCTTTTATAAGTTCTTGATATAGTTCATTTCCTGATATTTTTGCGTCTCTTAGAAATTCAGATTTTTCGTCTAATCTTTTGGCTTCTCTTAAAAAGTCATTTCTTTTAATAAGATATTTCATGTAGTTATGATTATATTTTGTTTATATATTAAAAGTGTAATCTCTATTTTATTTGTATTTTTGTATCTGAAAGATTGATATTAGTATAAATAAAAGATAGAATAATTTGTGTGAATAGAATAAATGTCTTATATTTGTAAAACAAACAAACAAACAGAAACTATGAAAATCAACTTCGATAAAATAATCTGCATAAACTTGACATCATTGAGCTCTCAACAACTATTTGCAGTATGTGAGACTTACTTTATAGGTTTTGAAGAACTTTATAGAAGAAAAACAGAAACAAAAGTATCTATGTACTGGATTTCAGAAGGTAAAATTGTTGCTTTTATTATCGGTGGTTTCTTTCGTTTAGGTACAGACTTTGCTTCTCTTTCTAAAGAAGATCAAGATAAAATAAAAGCCATCAAACCGGTGAAAACTCCAAAGATGCCAAAAACTGAACAAACTCTTAGAAACTACAAAGCTTTTTTAGCAGAAGGTTATGACATACGAACTCCATCTATGGATTCAAAGTTGTATAACTTAGAGTCTCGAAAAGATTCTGTTTATGTTAAAGATGTTGTTAAAGATGTTGTTGAAGTTAAACAAGATTTACCTGTTGTTTTAGAAGTAGATGCAATCTTAGAAAAAATATTCAAATACGGAATAGCTTCTATCACTGCAGAAGAAAAAGATTTATTAGATAATCAATAATATAACTTTGTTTGTGTGTGTGCCTCGGATAAATCCGAGGCTTTTTTATTTAGCAAATATTTAATACCATTTTTCTCTTTAGAATCAACACTTTTAAATTTTATTTTTTTGGTAGTTTAAAAAATCCGCCATTAAATCGATTTCGGTTTTTTTCCTTACCTAAAATTAAATATATAACGTATAAAAAAAATCTCCAAACATGAGATACCTAGAGTTGAAACAAAATGGTAAGGTCTTTACCAATGAAAGAGAAATAAATCAAATATTACTATCTAACAAATTTTACTGGCTTATAGATTCCGAATTTGAGAACGCAGTTCTTGAGTTGAAAAAAGAAACTATAATTTGGCATAGTGGTGACTTCTATTCCGGAAATTGGCATTATGGCATATTCAAAGGTGGGTCTTTCCATGGGACCTGGGAAAACGGAATTTTCGAAAACGGAAACTTCACCGGTGAATGGAAAGACGGCATCAAATTATGAGTGACGACAAAAAATAAAATAACAACTATGAAAAGGAGAAAACTAGCTCTAAAATCAGTAGGCAAAAACGATGTTTATAACAACGGTATTGTGAGAGTAACAAAAGAAGAAGATTCATACTTCTTTGAAATTGGAAACGAACTAACCAGTGATATCGCCGAAGCAGTTGCCTTGTTGATGAGAAAAGTGGATTGGAATGATGGAATATGGGATATGGAATTGGAAGATATAAATATAGATAACATCACACCTGAGAAATCATTGTTTTGGTTAACTGGTGGATATACAGAATGGAGAACATTAGAAAACTATAACAAGCCTTGGTGTGACTGTTACCTTGATTTTCAAGAAGAGTTTGGAATGTTAATATTCAACATAGTAAAAAGAAACAAAAAACTAAAAGAAATAAGAAGCAACTACTATAAATACTTAAACTTACCGATACTTTATGATTTTGCGTTAAGTAAGAACATGATAAAATAAAAAGAAAACCCATCATTTGATGGGTTTTCTTTTTTTATATATACTATATGGAAAAATTAATGAACGTTTGTAAGAGTCCTTGGTGTAAGGCACATTTCGAATATTTTGAAAATGAGATTACAATTGTTGATGGTAATGGAGTAGTACCCAAAACATGTCCAAAATGTAGAAGCTTTGATACAGAGCTTAGTGGTGGTGTCACCTGGACCGACAAAGAATATGAAGGTAGTAGATTTGACGGAAAACCACATGAGATAAAATACAAAATAACGAATTTTAAACTATGAGAGCACACTTCTTCGATATAGAAACCATTTTAGTCATGGATAGTAAAGTCTGGATAGTAGATAAATCAAATCCAAAAGTACCTATTATGAAAATATCTAGATCAGATTTTAATCTGATAAAGAGTGGAATATACAAAAGTCAAAATAATTCTATTTATTTTGGTGGTGCCACCTATTGGGTTCCTGAAAAACTGATGAACACTCTAAAGATTAAATGTAAGAATCTAAAAATAGATATTACAAAACTTATATTTTCTATGCAGGAATACATGAATCCTGAGATAATAGAAACACTTGACTATGATATAAACATAGAAAACTTACAACATCTTAAAAACACGACTGATGACATATACTTTATTTGCTCAAAGAACACTAAAAACAACTATGAGAAGATAATAAAGAAAATAGAGGAAAAGCTTGAGAAGATAGGATTGACTGTTAAAAAATACTATTTCATATCTGATACTTTTTACAATAGAGACTTAGATGAAGTTTCTCATAAAAAAGTAAGACTTCTTCTTCAACATCTTATTGGTATGAAAACAGAAGGTGATAAGTTTATAGAAGAAGAACTTCAAAAATATGATGAGATTGAATTCTATGAAGATGATGAAAAGACTATTAGTCTTGCAATAGATTGTAATAAACTACTTCAACTTCTTATAGATAATAGTGAGTCTAGTATAAAGTCTAATCTAAAAAATCTTCTTAAATCAGAAACTCTACTTTATGTAAACTTTGTGAGTCCTAATAAGGTTAAAAGATTTTCTAAAACAAAAGTCGTGGTTGAATATCACAATCTTATAAAGACTTTTGAAAGATTTAACTTCAAAAAGTAGTTTATTTAATCTTATCCTGAGCTTTGTTCAACATTGCCTGCTTTATCATCTCGTTCAATTCTCGATTTGTTGTAACTTCACCTTCTGGACTTTTATTTTCCGATTCAATAGGTAGTGCTTCCTGTTCTATTTCGTTGTATCCTAAGTCTTTTCTGAGTGTCTTATAGAACTTTTCAAGTTCCGTCTTTTGGCCTGATAAAAATTTAGCATTTTCTCTAATTTGACCGACTGTCTGATTAACTACTTCATGCATTCTTGCAGAGTTATCACCATTATCTACCTGTCTCATCTGTGTAAGAAGGTTCTTTCTTGTCATCTTAGTCAGAAATATAGCTTCGGCGTAAACCATAGCATCTTCTTTCATCTTGCTTTTTATATAAGGGTGTTCTTTTAACTTAGGTACGTCACCTAGGTATAGATCCACAAGTGGTTCTAATACGTCCATTGCTTGTTGACTGGCTACAGTTAGATCTGAGTCATAGTCATATATTTCAATCTCACCTAAATCCGGTAAGTCTTCTGGTCTGGCTAGATGTTTAGAAAAATCAAAGTCTCCGTTTTCCGATTGTATTTCATCGAACTCGTATTTTATTCTGTTTTTTTCGTTTTCTTCTTTAGACATGTTTAAACATAATTATTTTTGGTAAGTTTGGCGTCTTCTCTTTCCAAGAAGCCTTTTAATATCTTGTCTATTAGTTTAGACTTGTTTATAGAGTTCTCTTCGCAATACTGCTCGAACTCTTTATAGGTCTCTATATCAATAGAGAAACCTACTTTTAGCTTGTTGACACCTGATTTCCTTCCCATATAGTATATATAAATAGAAAAAAATGTATTTTTTCCACTTTTACCCTTTTATATATACAAAAAACAAAAAATACTATATATGGCTGTAAAAGCAAACGAAACCGAAAGGCAGATGATTTTTACCACCAAATTTGTCGATGAGGCAACTGATAAGATAAACGACGGTATAGTCGTCAAAAGATATCAGAATCCTTGGATGAAGAGCGAAGTCGGTATCAGAAGAGCAGGCGTCTCTTTTAGAATGACTCCCGAAGAACAACAAGAATACGTAAGATGTGCATTAGATATACATTACTTTACTGAGAAGTATTGTAAGACAAAAAGAGAAGATGGTTCTGTTGGTTCGATAACTCTTAGAGATTACCAAAAAGAAATCTTAGACAACTTTGTCAACAACAGATTCAATATACTTATGGCATCGAGACAGGTTGGTAAAACCGTGTCTTCTGCTATTTTCATACTACATACGATATTATTCAGTAATGATAAGAACTGTATGATTGTTGCCAACAAAGGTGATACTGCAATTGAGATTGTGGATAAAGTAAAATCGATATACACACTTCTTCCATTCTTCTTAAAACCAGGTGTAAAGACTTGGAATCAAAAATCTCTTACATTTGAGAATGGTTGTAGAATAAAAACATCTGCAAGATCTAAGACTCCTGCGATTGGTTTTACCATTGACGTTCTTTACTTAGATGAGTTTGCACATATTCCATCGAATATCATCGAACCATACTATACCGCTGCGTTTCCGACCGTTTCTGCGGTACAAAACTCAAAGATTATCATTACATCAACACCAAATGGTATGAACTTATTTCATAGGTTATTAACAGATGCTGAAAGACCTGATGGTGATCCAATGAAGAATAACTACAAACCTATGAGGGTTTACTGGTATCAGGTTCCTGGTAGGTTTGTGACTTATATAAGATTGAATCCACACAAACTTTATGAATATGGTGTTACAAAAGACGACATATTTAAATTAGTACAAGATACGTTTGGTGAAGTCACAAAGACAAAGATTGAGTTTAACTTAGACCAGCAGAAAGATGTTATTCATGTATTTAACAATGAAAAGTGTACAGATGAAGAAGTTAAATCACTTCATTTTATAGACAAAAATGGATTTGAGACTTCTATATTAGCCATTGCAGAGATGACAACGTGGAAAGACGAAGCTGTGAAGGATATTGGTGGAGAAGATGCGTTCAATCAAGAGTATGGACTTAGATTTATTAACTCAAGTAAGTCTCTTTTGAATGAGGCCATAATAGATGAACTTTTAAAATCTAAAAAGAACTATATCTATGAAGAAATATTTGAGTTTAAGAACAAACTGAGGTTTATGTATGAAGACTTAAAATGGATTGATGATGATGAAGTACATATGCCATTAAAAAGAAAAGAATATAAATATGTTCTTTCTGTCGATATATCCGAAGGTTTAGGACAAGATTACTCTATCATAAACATATTTAAAGTTTCTGAAAAACCTGTAGATTTAATAGAAACACAAAAACACAAATACAAGGCCATTACTGATTTCTTCAGACTTGAACAGGTTGGATTATACAGAAACAACTTTGTTTCTGTCAAACAATTAGCAGAACTTCTTTATCTTCTTGTTTTTGAATATTTGAATCCTGATAATGTAAGAGTAGTTCTTGAGTTAAACAACTATGGAAACACACTATTGGCGGAGATGCCGCACGTTTTTGATGGTAACAACAACTATGGTTCATCGGTGTTTGTTAGGTATAAACATAGAATAGATTCGACTGAAGAAAAACTTGGACTAAAAGTTGGTGAGAATAAAAACATGATGGTTAAAGACTATCAAGAACTTATGTATAGTAGAGGATTTCATATTACAAATGAGGATAATATTAGAGAAATAACAACTTTTGTTAAGCATGTCACTACCGCAGGTAACGTAAGATATGCAGCAGACGTAGGACATGATGATACGGTTATGACCGTGGTCAATGCCACTTCTATTTTTGCCAAATCAGAATTCAAAGAGATGGTCGAAGAGTGGGGTAATAAATATAGTCCTAAAGAGTTTATGGCTTATGTCAACGACTGTATGAAAAACATGGATTATGTACAAGGAATTGACTATAGTCAGGTTCTTAGTGTTAGAAGACAGGTTATGTCACGAAATAAAGTGTCTAATGTAGGATCTAATCCGAATGGAATAAACTGGTTCAATAGACCTTAATGATTGAAAATAAAAAATCCACTCATTGAGTGGATTTTTTTTATTAGTTAGCTTCCATTGTTACTGAAAGTCCTGCAGTTTTTAGTTTTTCTTTCATTGTAGAGATTGTATCGTAGTCTCCATATTTCACATCACATTTACCTCTAAAGTGAACTATATGTGCACACTGATTTGCTTGTTCCTGCTCATGTTTACATATTTTCATAAGACACGTTATTACCCAATCAAACGAGTTGTAGTCATCATTGTGAAGGTCTAATCGATAAGGCTTTGACAGAATTTCTTCAACTTTCGATTCTACTTGTTCTTTAATTTTACCCATAGTGTATTATCTTATTTTTTGATTATATATTATATACTAGATCCTTGAATAGTTGTTTCTGTTTTGTTAACAACGTCTACTATTGTACTTTTGATATCTTGCTCTTTTGCCCATTCTACGAATTTAGGCAAGTGTGCTTCTCTATCGTCGTAGAACTTCAATTCTTTCACTCCTAATTTTTTGATTGTTCTTTCTAATAAGTTGCATTTGAAAATAAATGTGTCACTTCCCCAGTTTAAGTGAACTTCATCAAATTCTATGTTGTTGTCTCTTAGAATCTTTTCAACGCCTTCTCTCATACCGGGAACTTTGTCTAATCTACCAGTTGCTAAAATTACATAAGCGTCTGGGTCAGCTATTGCTTCCAGATATTTTTGGTAAGTCCATTCGTTTCTTGGAATGTTGAATATCTCATCATCGATAGATTCTGGTTTACCCCACCAACCTCTATGTGGCCAATCTGTTCCTGTTTTTTCTTTCCAAACTACTTTTCCATCTTCTGGAAGTGGAGTGTGAAATAATGTGTCGTCAAAATCAAAACAGATAAGTCTTTTATACTGCATAATGGTTCGTTTTATTTTATGTACAAATATATATATAATATTTTGATATATAAATTAAAATAGAAGAAAAATTATGAAAATAGATTTAAAAAAGACACTTTTGTATTTTATCGGTGCTTGTTTATTAGTTTCTGTGTTTCTAAACTTCAAAGGTTGTAACAGAGAATCTTTTGATAAATTGGAGGAAAAAAACAGATTGTTAGAGAAGACAAGAGATTCTCTTAAATATACAAACCAAAATCTTAAAAAAGAATTTGATAATATTCAAGTGATTATTGATAAAAGAGATGCACGTATAGCAGATCTACAGATACAGATAGAAGTATCTAAGCAAAATGTTATGGATTATAAGAATCGCGCGGATAAAGCAAACAAAGATTTGATAGAAACGAATAAAAAACTTGAAAATCTTAGAAAGAACCCAATCAAAAGAGACGATGATGACCTTATCAACTCTTTCAAAAACAAACTTAAAACCCCATGAAAATAATATTGAGTATAATGCTTGTTCTTATTTCTTTCCTATCGTATTCTCAGGAATATCCTAAGATTGAACTAAATCAAAAAGGTGAGAAAGTTGTCATCTTCACTTTAAGTCAGGCACAAAAAATAGACAACGATTTAGAAATACTAAATATTTTAGAAAAGTCTAAAATACAATGTGATAGTTTAAATGTTTCCTATATTAAGATAGTTGATGCACAGAACCATCAGATAGTATTACTTGAAAAAAACGTTTCTGAACTAAATTTACAAGTAAATGATAAAGACTCTCAAATAAACAACCTATCTACTCAGGTAAAAAATCTTGAAGAAAGTAATAAGATATGTGATGAGCAGAAATGTATAAAAGATAAGCAGATGGATGGTCTCAAAGATGATTTGAAAAAAGAGAAGATTAAAAAGTGGTTATTTGGAGGTGTAGGTCTCGCGGTCGGAATATTGGCAATCTTAATAGCACATTAAAAGTGTAAAAAATGATATTTTTTACTTAATATATAACTATATAAAAAATTAAACCAAAACATGAAACATATCAGACAATTTGAAAGTTTTAGAGTTCAGAAAAACAGACAAGAAATAATCAGCGAAGCTGTTCTTCAAGTGAACGATATCTATAAGGTTAAAACTATGATCGATATTCCACAATCTTTAATCAATTCTTATGTTAAGAAAGTTAAAGATACTACAGGAAAAAATCTTCGTCAGTTTTTCGGTGATGTTGACATCGCGGAAGAGATTGTAAAATACATAACTCTTAACAATACAGACGTTGAGAAGATTCCTGGAAACGCTTTAATGGGCGGTGCACAAGGACAAGTTCAAGGACAGGGTCAAGGACAGGTTCAAGTTCAAACTGAAGGTGAGGCACAAACTCAAGGACAGGAACAAGCTCAACCACAAGCTCAACCACAGGGTCAAGGTCAAGAACAAGCTCAACCACAAGGACAGGGTCAAGAACAAGCTCAACCACAAGCACAATCACAAGAAGGTGATTTTGAAGAGCCACAAGCTCAACCACAAGGACAAGGACAGGAACAAGCTCAACCACAGGCACAAGGACAAGCTCAAACTGGTCAAGGACAAGCTCAAGGACAGGGTCAAGGACAAGCTCAAGGACAGGGTCAAGGACAAGGACAGGGACAACCACAAGGACAGGGTCAAGCTCAAGGACAAGGACAGGGTCAAGAAGAAGATGAAGATGAAGAAGAACTTCCAGCTTAATCAAAAATACTAGTATCTAGAAATTAAAAACCTATCAGAAATGATGGGTTTTTTTATTTAATATATAAAATATGAAAAAAATCATTACATGGGAAGAGTTTAATGAATCTTATAATAAACCAAGAGTAGGTGGTAAAAAGAGATGGTCTGTTAAATATAAAAAAACAATAGACTGTAATAATCCTAAAGGTTTTTCACAAAAACAATATTGTAAGAGAAAAAGAAAAGGTGGTAATTATAAGTCTGTTAAAGAAAACTTTGGTCTATCTGACCAAGAAATAGAAAATAAGATAATGGAAGTATGGAAAGTAGATCCATATGAGTTTAAAGACTACATTACTTCATCTATGGATCATGGTGACTTATATGGAAGTTGTAATTTGACTTTTGTTCTTTGGTATCCTTATCCAGATTCTAATGTCGAACCATGTGCCATATTTATGTTAGAAGATAACGAATGGAAGAAAGGACCTTGGTATGACAATATGGATGCTATATTGAAAAGTGAAAGATATGAAGTTGGTATAGAAGCTTGGGTTCCGGATGTTGGTGGTAATCATGAAAAGATAGAGAAGTTTTACAACTACGCAAACAGAGTTCTACAGGAAGCGGATATACCATACATTGCATCTTATCCAGATGTTCGACACGAAGGAAAGATACTTTTAGAGTATGGCTATACCTGGGGTTATAAAACAAAATTCATTGGCGACGAATAAATCTAAATGAGAAAATAATATATAGTAAATGAGATACCTAAAAACGTTCGAAAGCCACAGCAGTAAAGACATTCTTATTGTTGTTGATGTTCAAAAATCATTCAAAAAATTCTTCAATGAGATTTATCTTCATGAGTTGAAAAAGTATTGTAATGAGTTCAGTAAGGTATATCAAATCTGGGACAACCACGTAGATGGAAAGAACGTCGATAAAGACTATCTATATGATGAAGATCCTGAAATACCTGTTCATAAAGATCTTTATCACTTTCCTAACCAAACTGACTTGATTGAGAAAAGATACAACTATGACGTTGATGCAGACTTCTATAAAAAAGTTCTTACACCGGAAACCTATGAAGAAGTTAAGACTAAAGAAGATGCAAACGAATTGAAAAAGGGAGATTTCTTTCCTACAGAAGAAGGAACTCTTATTATATATGTCGGAAATAACCACAAATGGTATCATATGCCAAAGAAACTTCACGAACTTTTTACAGAAGTTGCAGAGGCACAAAATATGAATGAAGGATTGAGTGAGGTTAAAGATGTGATTCTTGTAGGTGGTGCAGATGGAGAATGTCTTACAGATGTTGAAACTGCAGCAGAGGCAATGGGTGTAAAACTGAGACTTAATCACAAATATATCTATAGTGCTAGCCACTGTCCAATAAAATAAGATTTATATATGAGACTTATATTAGAGTTTGATAAATATAGTGTTATTGAAGATGTTGTTGCTGAGATGTCTAAGATATTTCCTCATGTGAAAATGAAAGGAAGTGTTCTATATGCTTCTTCTATTTTAGACAAAGGTGGAAATCCTCTTGTGAGAATAGACTCAAAACAACCATTGATGGCACTTTTGATTCAATTTATTGGTGATCATATTGTTATAAAATCATTTGTAAACTCTGTAAGAGAACCTAACTTCTCAAAAAGATTTATGGATGGTCTTTCAAATGTTTTAGAACCAAAATATACCATAGTAGTTGATCAAGATGTGAGTCAAGGATATTGGGACCATATAATCGAAAAGTATCCTCAATTTAATTGGATTAAAAAATAGTTTCATTTCATGCCAGCAAAGTCAAAACAACAATTCAAATATGTTTACGCAATGCGTAATAAATATGGTTCTAAGAAAAAGGCTCCTAAAAACATGAAGTGGGTATTCAACAAAGAATGGACTGATGTGAGTTTTAAAGATTTACCCAAGAAAATAAAGGAAAAGTGTATATATGATTATGTAAACTTTTTGAATGAAGTGTATTTCAAATACTAACCAACCACCAAATATACATCTAAGTCTCTTATCTGGAAAAATACTTCCATGTATTCTTGATATCTTTCTGGATCTTCAAAAAATGATACAGTTAATGTATATTCTATTCCGTTTATTTCTGGAATATAGCTACCAATCTGTTGTTTAAGATCACTTTCTATACTATCCGAAGAAAGTCTCGTCTGGTGAAGATAGAAAGGAAGGTCTCCTCCGAATTCAGTATCAAAAAAAACCTCACCTTTGTTCGTAAATAGAATCATCTCCCATTTTTGAACGATTACTCTTATTACATCGTCTTCTATGAGATCTAATGCTCTGAATCTTGGATGTCCAGGATATCCTAAATAAAAGTCTGTGAAATTAAAGTTCGCCATGAGTTATATATTAACTTTGGCATATCCTTTATTTTAAAATATCTCTAAACTTCCCTATTATCGTCATACCTAATACAATCGGATCTGTGTTTGTTTCCAGCTTACTTGTATAGTCTGCTATGACATAGTTACATTCAAACAGTTTATCGATATTTTTACCATTTTCAATAGACCAGTCTATGAATGGCTTACCTAATAACTTAATCATTGAATCAATCTTCTCTGCACCAAAGTTTGACATAAGAAAATGATAAACACTTTCATAGTTTCCACTTTCATAGATAAAGTTGTACAAATCTTTTTTTACTTTATTGGATACGTTACTTACTCCATTGTTTATATCTCCTGTCTCTAAAAAATCCTGTACTTCTACAAGAATACCTCTAAAGTCTGGGAACTTTTTGTTTATTATAGAAACTAAATTTTCTTTAGATATTTCTCGTTCTTCTTTTGGTAAAATAGTGTCTTGTATTCTTTTGTACAACTCCATTTTTAGATGTTTTTCTTCTTCCACATCTATACAATCAAAGTTTACAGTCTTTATTCTAGACTTTAATCCGTCTGAAATTTTGTTGATGTGATTCGTCGTGATTATAAATCTTACACTATTGTTATATTTTTCTATGAATGCTTTGAATGCGTCTTGGAATTGTGCAGAAACTCTTTCAAACTCATCTAAAAAAACATATTTTATATCGGAACTTGACTCAAACATTGGAGTGAACTTACAGAAATTCTGTATTTCTTCTCTAAGAACATCTATAGAAGTATCTAAAGAACAGTTAAGTTCTAAGTATGGTGTTTCTTTTGTATATTTTCCAACAAGTATTCTTGCCAAACTGGTTTTCCCAGTTCCATAGTGACCATAGAAAATATAATGTTGGTTGATACCGTTTTCGAATTGTTTCTTTATTCGTGGAAGAAGTATGATGTCTTCTAGACGTTTTGGTCTCCATTTCTCCCAAAGCAATAAGTTTTTAACTGACATATTAAAGTTTTTTTACACATGATATATTGTCGGGTAGAAAGAAAGTTTATTTAATATATATTGATATGATTGGAGATAGTTTTAATTTCGAAGATGTCTTTTTTAGAGACCTTACCGTCTGCGTATTAGATACGCTTGAGGGACAAATAAAGTGGACAAATCGATTCACATCAGGTGATGTGTTTGTTCAGGTTCCTATATACTACTCTCTTACAGGAGATGAAAGGTTCTTATTGGACTCATTTTCAGATGATATTGTTTCCGAAAACAGGTTCATTGAGTTAAATACTGATTTGATACCAAGAGGTCATCTTACTATGACAAGCTTTAATATAAAGTCTGACGAATTTGCCAATCCAAATGTTTGGCTTAGAATGGTTGTTGAGAATGATTTTGAAATAAGAAAGGTTCTTGGAAAAGTTAGAGCTATTCCAATAACGGTCAACTACGACTTAGAAATCACACTATCAAGTGAGATTGATACATTCAAATGTAGTCAAGCTATATTAGATACTCTTTGGATTTATAAGTTTATGTACTTCGAGCACAACTTCATGAACATAGATGCTGTTCTTGTTATGCCAGATTCCAACACAATAGAGATGAGTAGAGATAAGAACTTGACGAGTGATAACAATATCAAATTGAAATGTTCCTTTACCGTTGAGACTTACTATCCGGCTTTTAGAAGAGATAGAGTAACATCTACTGGATATCCAAGAGAATATGGATCTGGTATGAAAGATGGTAATGGTTTTGCACTTACGGGTGGAGTATCTGACTATTTTGAACAACCGAGTCAGGGTGGAACTATAAATACGGGTAGTGTAAATACAAATGAAACTGTTGGTGTTGATCCAAATTCACCAAATGGTGGAGGTGGTGCTTCAAGACCGGTCTTTCCATCCACAGGACCTGCAGGAACTACTACAGGACCTAATACCGGACCTAATGGTAAACCATGGATAAATGGACCATTTAATCCAAACAATCCATTACCTGGATATGGTCAGACTGGTACTTTTAACAATACTGGAGGTAGCACGAACCCTTCGGATCCTTACGGAACTTTTGGTCAAGACGGATATGCAATAGAGCCAAAAAGAACAAGATGGTTCAATAATATACTTAGATCTAGAGAGAGAGCGGGTGGTAGTTCGACTGATCCAGTAACCGGACAACAGAATGTAACACCTCGTACGCCAAATCAATAAAAATAGAAAAAAATGGCTTTTTGTAGTTAATATATACTCTATACATAAAAAAAATATCAAAAAATATGAAGAATCTTAAACTTGAATTGTTTAACTTTAAAAAGAATCTTTCTCTAGAACAAGATGAGATTTCTACGATAGTTGAGGGACACATGAATGCTTGTAATGAAGCTTCTGAAAAATCCATCGTAATTTCGTTAAACGAAAGACTTAAACCTTATACTTACGATAAAAGCGTTAAATCTCTTTTAGAGGGATTGAATGATGACATGAAGAACTTTGAGTTACTTTATGAGTTGAAAAACCTTTATAATGTTCTTAATACTAAAAATAGTGGTGAACTTTATAGACAACCTATCAACGTACTTTTACAAACTATCAACCTTGAGACTGATCAAGACAGAATGTCTAAAGTTTTGAACGAACTTGCTATTTATGACTGGGTTCCTGAAATCAAATTATTCGTACATAACTTAACAAAATCACCTGAGCAAAGAACAAACTTATTAAGTGGTGGTAAAGGTGAATCTATCTTTACAATCGTTGAGTCTGTTGAAGATGGACACATTGCTTTGGTTAGAGATTCTTGGTTTCTTTTAAGTGAAAACGTAATCGAAAAAACATTGGTTGAAAACCACGTTAAAGACGAAGAGTCTTTAAAATCATTGAGAATGTTAGAAACTGCAATGAAATATGCTTCTGTAACAGAAGATAGAGTTAACTTCAGAATTTCTGAATATTTAACAATCGGATTATCTGTTGCTAAAAAAGGTAAAGTATTCATCAATGATGATGAAATGAATGACGAAACTACATTAGAAAGTTTATTTAACTCTCCAATCGTTCCAATCGTTAACAAAAACTTTTATCCAATCTTACTTGAGGTTTCTAAAAACTTAGATAAGTTTGTTGAGTTAGACGTAGTTAAAAGAGTAAACAACTTGATTAATCCATTTTTAGAGTGTTTTGCATTCAACTATAAAAAAGCTACTTTCTTATACAGATGTGACGAAAGATATGGTAACTCATTCTTCAAATACGAATCTGCTTTAGAGTTAGTAAACGAGGTAAGAAACGAGCTTAACTATGACTTGACTTACTTCTTCGAAAATAAATTAGGAAAAGAATTAGTTGTTAAAAGAAAGTTAGAAGACAAAGAAAGAGAAATCACACTTAAATTAGAAGACGTTAGTTTCAACATTGAAAAACTTAAAGGATCTATGAAGATGATTGGAGAATCTGAAGTATTGACAACGGCACTTAAAAACTTAGAAAAAAGAAAAACGGTTTTAGACGCAGAATTATATGGTGTTAAAGAAGTACAGTATAAAGAAAGATTAAGATCTTAATATTTATTTATTGATAATTTTTAAAAATCCCCTTTATGGGGATTTTTTGTTTTATAAACTTTTTCATGTTCGATGTCTATAACATGAAAGCATGAAAATCCTTTATGGATACCAAAAAATAAATGCTTATTAATGTACTTAAATAATAGAGAACTTTACATAGAATTAGTAGTCAGC